ATGAGCACTTCGAATGGTGACAGCGGAAAGGGCAATGGCAATGGGGGAGACAATGGATTCGAGATCCCTGAGACGCTGCCACGCCCAGGGCATGTCGTCTGGTTCTACCAGCAGAGGAAGTACCTAGGCTTTGAGTGGGATGCGACGAGCAAGGAGATAAAGAAAGCACCTGTGACAGATCCGGAGCATGCGATCTACTTCGACACGTTCGCGCATGCGGTGGTCTCGTCGGACAGAACGGTTAGTCCGAGCATCATTCTTTACTCACGTGGTAACGGCTGCCCCCCCGAAGTGAAGGGGTAAAACCTGTGGGGCCGTCAATATCGGCGGTCCCCGCGTATCACCTTTCATCAGTCCCGTACGCGAACTTCAAAAATCAAGATGCGACCGCTGCCACTAGGTGCATCAGCGCACTCGTCATGACGACTTTGCCAGCGCCCAATCGGACGTCCCTATCTTTGACGCCGAAATTGCTTGGGGTTGTAATACGTCTTGGCCCGGTCCAAGGGCCGTAACGCCAAGCTGTTCGCGCGCCTTCGTCGAAAAAGCCTTCGACGGACACGGCTGAGTAGAGAGAATTTTCTGAACGGTATGACGGTCATATGTCGAGCATTGCGTAGCTAAAAGTCGCTTCAATTGTTCCCCTTCCGATGCGCGCCAGCGTCGGTGATGTGTACCTGCTCGCTTCAAGCATGTCGTCACTGGCCCGCTGCTGCCACCTGGCAACGTTTTGCCAACGTCGTCCGTTGATTCCCGTTTGGATCTCCATGTCGACCCACGGCTTTCGCGGATCAAGCTCAACGTCCGCTAGCTCATTTATTCGCCCTCGCATTTCGGACTCATCCCAATCCCAAAGACCCATACATTCGTTTTCACAGGAAGTCCGACGAATGCCCAGCGAACAAGAACTCACCAACCTCGACGTCACTCGACGCGAGAGCATCTCCAGCAAGACCGGCTGTCACTACGACATGCGCATTGCAGAGGGTGTCCTTTGGCAGAACACCAGTGAAGGCGAAGACGCCGTAGTAGGCACCCTCACACTCCTGGACGCTGTGAAGGACGCAGGCAAAGGCGACTACTTCGCAGAGGTCATTCTCGCGCGATCGATGGAGGGCTCACTTGTCCCGAGCATTGTAGCGTTGGAGTCCTACGTAAGTAGTACGCGCCCAACCGCTACCACCAAAGCTTCTGCCGCTGCTGCCGCGTAACTTTGCGTCATCTCACGTCGCTCCACGTAATCGTCGAGATTGCCAAGCGAAAGCGTGGCGAGGATAAGGTATGAAGTTGCGAACGTGGTCGCTGCGTTTGCAACTGGTCGTCAAGCGAGCGCAAATTTCCGGGCGTGGCCCTCTTCGGCAATCGGAAAGGGCAGGCATGTAGCGGTTGGGGACGGCGGCTGGCAGGACGCGCAGTTCGCATGGATCGCGTCATTTGATCCTGCTGTGCGTGCTGAGTGGACCGCCCCCGGGAAGCGAGCGAGTTATCTTATCGCTGGGCATCCCGCGTATTTCACGTTGAATGATGGCCGTCCCGTTGCGATCACGGAAAAACTCGAGCGCCGTGAGGCCGATGTGTTTGACTTCGCTGCGCACGCGGACCGGGGCACAACGATGCGTCACCATGATCGCCGACGCGTGAGAAGGGCGTCACCAACAAAGTGAGGAAATTGAAAAAACGGGGAGGTTTGTTGACAAACGAAGTGGGTGCTACCCGGGAATGCATTGAATTTTGGGGTGACCGATGGGACTCGAACCCACGACGACTGGAATCACAATCCAGCGCTTGAATAGAGGATTTCTCAATTAATTCAATTGATTAGGAAAAATATTTTCCCGCTACGGCGACTTTTTTCACCACGTATTCGCGTGGTTTCAGACGGGAGCCGGGAAAAATTCCAGTCCTCCCGTCTCCCCTCTGCCGTGTGAGAAAAATTGGCAAATTACTCGGTCGCGGTGGCGCGCTTCACTAGGCGTCGATCGTAGTGTTTGTGTGTTGTCGATGGGTTCGCGTGTGCGGCGAAGTCGTACGAATCGGCGGACCGCTGTTCGAGCTTTGCCGTGATCGCCGCCGGCCGAATGTCGAGCAGGGCAAAGTAGTCGGGATGCTTCGTAATGGTTAGCGGCACCTCGACCACACCCGATTGCTTGCGGCGCTTTGCCGCCTCCGCTGCCTTCTTGGCCGTGAACTCAGCCGCGATCGCCGGATCCCGGCGTCCGATGTACGTGTACATCGCGTCTTGCCAGATCGAGTTCCAACCCGACTTCGTGTAAGCCGCACCGCGCCCGGTGGGAAACAGAAATACGCTCGCCGTCTTGCGGTCCAGTTTTGCTCGTTCGACGACTGCACGCAGCCGGGGGGACCATGCACGCAGTTTGCTTACTGCCCGTTCCCCTTTTTTCCGTTTGGCGCTTTCGACCAGAACCCCGTCCGAAGTAATGCCGGACATGTGAAACGGGCGAACTTCGGCGGCACGAAAGCCCGTTAGGTACGTGAACATGGCCGCCAGACCGGCCGTGCGGAATGACTGCGGCTGTTTCAACCCCCAGAGATAGAAGCGAACGACCTGCGATCGGGTCACGGTCCGCACTTCACTGTCGTACTGATTAAGCATTAGACCGATGAACGGGTTCGCCTCAATCAGTCCCCATCGCACCCAGTAGTTGCACATGGTCTGCATGAGGGCCATGTCCTTGTTCGCAGTCGCAGCGACACCAGCGTTCCGGCGGGCGTCAAGATATTGGTAACCGTGGACCATCTTCAGCGCGCTCGGCGCCATGCCGCCGAAAAACCTCACCAGGTGCTCGTATCGTGTCTTGCGCGAGCTGGCCCCGTCTCGCGATTGATCTCGGAAGTGGCGGCGGTCCTCTTCACGCCGAAAGCGCTGCACGGCCTCAGCAACGGTGCCGGCCGTGATTACACCGGCCTTGATTTCAAGCGCTCGCTGTTTCGCGAGGTTTTCGGCTTCAGCGATGGCAGCCCGATCACCGCGGGGCGCCTTCGATAGGCGCTCACTCTTCTCGTCGATGTGCCGGTAGTAAAAGGACACGGTGTTCTTGCCAACATATTTCCGTAGGCGATCAAAGCCCGGGACGACCTCTTTACGAGGCGAAGGCGAGGAGGTTCGGCGTTTGATCATGCTTGGTGCTCGCGCTGTCTTCGGTAATTCCGAGTTTTTTGTTGCGGTAGGCTCGCGCCACCTTTGGCAGTCCGTGGCTGTCGACCACATATCGCCAGCGGTGGTCATCGAGCCACCGCATCATGCGTGAACGCTGATTCGGCTGGCATCCGATAAGGTCTGCGAGCTCGTGTGCGGACAGATAATCACTCATCGCTCAATTCCCATGTTCGTGCGGTCGCCCGCGCTTCAAAATGCAAACGGGGACGCGCTAACAAGGGCGTCCCCGCTATCCAATCGAGCGCCGGCGGCGCTTACGTCCAAATTCCCAAATCTGTCGGCGCAATTCGTATGACTGCGCCCTTACGTACTATCATTGTTGTCAGGCCAATCTTCGAAGCCGCTTACAACATGCCCCCCATCAACTTCGTTTATCGCGGCTGCACCGTCGCCATCCAAGTCGTCGACAGTGCTACCACTTGGGACGTGACCATCAGGGTTACCCCGTTTGATGGCGTCGAGCTTATTGAGCCGTTCGGTTCACGCGAGATGAAGCTGGCGAAGTCCGAGTCGCTGGACGAGATCCAGGGTGCGCTTATCGAAGAGGTTCGGCTGGCGATCGATCACCGGCTCGTTGGCTGCTGACCCGATCAGTGCTTCGGCCGTGGCCGGGTGGGTGGTCATGCTGCCTTCTCAATTTCCAAGTTCTCGACGCTCTGGATACGGGTGCCGATCCACCGCATCACGTTCACGGCCATGCTGTTGCCGAGGGCTTTGTATCGCGGGCCGTCTGCTGCGGCCCGCGCACACTCCTCGCGCGTCATGCGTCCGCCTCGCATCAGGTACTTGATCCAGTCTTCGTCGAGCTTTTCCTGCCGGATGGCACGGCCGTATTGGATTAGTGTGTAATCGTCCTCATAACCCTGAAGGCGTTCGCACTCGCGGGCCGTGAGTCGACGCACTGCTGCGCCGACCATGACGGCTTGGTGTCCGCCGCCATTGGTGTGGCTGTTGGCGTGCCCCATCGATCGCTGAGTCGCGGCGACGTCGCCGACGGCGAACCCGTTGCGCCCGCTGGCCTTGCAATCGAACGCGATGGCCGGTGGATGAGCAGATGCCGATAGCGGGTGACATGGGCCACCGGCCTGCGGATTACTGCCGTTCTCCGGGCTTGTGATCTGGGTGGTGTCGAAAGCGATCGCCTGCACCTCCGCGCGCGCTTCCAACGTGTATGCGACGTTTGCTTGAACGCCTACGCCATCTGGGCCGCTCGCGGGGTTTTCTCGGAGCGCACCGGCTTGAATAGCATGCGCAACGAGCAACGTCTCCGTCTCCGCATCGATTCTCTGATTGCTCGTGGTGAGGGCGCGAGCAATCGTAGGGATCATGAACTGGTCGCGGCCGTCTCCACCTCCTGCGCCGCTACCGTCGAGAGCGCTGCGCGTAAGGGTTCCGGCAACTCTTTGCCCCGCTTCGCGGCGCGGCGCAGGATGCCCGAGCATGCTTTCGCGCTCAAAAAGTACCGCTGCGGGACGTCGCCAGTCTCCAAGATATCCGACAACGAACACACGCCGGCGTCGCTGAGGGACGGCGCGAGAGTGTGATTCCACTCGGACGTACTGAGCGTCAAGAACGCGGTAGGCGAACCCATACCCGAGTTCTGCCAGGCCCCCGAGGAGGGTGCCAAAATCCCGGCCTTTGTTCGATGACAGTACGCCGGGGACGTTTTCCCAGACCAGCCAGCGGGGAGCGTAGCGGCGAGCAATGGCAAGATAGGTGAGCATGAGGTTGCCACGCGGATCTGCCAGTCCCTTTCGTAGTCCTGCGACGCTGAAGGACTGGCAAGGGGTTCCGCCGACGAGAAGATCGATAGTTGCATCGGGCCAGTCCTTGAATTTGGTCATGTCGCCCAGGTTGGGCACGTTGGGGTAGTGGTGGGCGAGCACTGCCGACGGGAAACGCTCGATCTCCGAGAACGCCCACGGCTGCCAGCCGAGGCCATGCCACGCGCATGTTGCGGCCTCGATGCCGGAGCATACGGACAGGTAGCGCAATGGTCGGCAGTCGCCCAGAATGATCCCGTTCTGTCTCATGCGACCTCCATCAACAAGTCGACGCGCGGAACGTTTGGCGACAGCCAAAGCGATTCCACCCGAGGGCGCGCACCATCAGCGTGGGCACGGCCATCGATGCGTGCCCAATCTTTGAACAGGTTGTCGTAGAGATCACATCGATACCCACTGAGAACAACCATTCCCCGCAGCCCGCGCAGGCTCTCGGCGAGTTCTCGATGCTGCTCATCGCTCATTTCGTGGCGGTAAGCCGGCGCATGCGTGGCAAGCTTGCGCGTACTGTGGACGTATGGCGGATCCACGTAGTGCAGCGCTTCCGGGGCGTCGTGCTGGCGCATACAGTCGATGGCGTCTCGATTCTCGATTACGACGCCTCGCAGGCGGCTGATAACGGCTCGCAGACAATCCGGGTAGTTCATCCAGTCATGCGATGGCGTTGTACCGGAGCGGTTGCTATTCGCACGAAACCCTGTGGCCTGTCCAGAAGCCCCAGCGGAGCCGAACCCCATGAAGCTGCGGATGAGCGTTCGACGTGCCTGCTCGATTGGATCTTCGGAAGGCTCATAGGCACCCACGAATTCCTTGCGTGAGAAGGGGGTCAACTCGCAGGCGAGTGCGAGCTGCTCGCCCTGATCGCGGCACACGCGGAATAGATTCGTAACTTCACCGTCGAGGTCGTTGTAAACCTCAGCGTATGAGCGAGGCTTGCGCAGTAGCACGCTCGCACCTCCGCCGAAGCACTCGACGTATATCCGATGGTTGGGCAAATGCTGGATGATCCACGGTGCCAAACGCCATTTGCCGCCGTGGTATCGCATGATGGGGCGAGTGGGGGAGGTCATGCTAGGATTCCTCAAAAATTATCGGGGCATTACATGCAAAAGGCATGGCGGTACTTGGAGTTCGGCTTTGCGGCTATCAGTCTTGGCGTGGTAACGGTTGCGCTGATTTATGCATTTAAGCGCCACAGTGAGGGTGCGGCAGCGTGGGTTCAGGCAATCGGCGCGATTGCTGCAATTGCTGGAGCGTTCACGATTGCTCGTGCGGAGAGACACGCGCAGGTGATGCAGGCGGAAGCAAATGTGCGGGAAGAGCATCAACGCTCAATGAAAGAGGTCAAATACCTCTTATCGGATTCCGCCAGCTTTCTTACGTCAATCGAACAGCAGGCAACCCTCCGGAAGATGGATAGAACTGGTGTCGATTCAGTTGTGTATGAGGAGCTGATTCAGCGTCTTAATTTCCTCAGGCGGACTCCAATTGACGACGGTACGCTTGAACAGTTGAATGACGTGCGTGACGATTTGGTGTCTATTACGAATTACTATCGGCGTTTTGAGGAGATGATCACGTTTCCCGTAGCCGTGACAGATACCATCAAGAATGCGGCAGCGATGGCTCGCCAGCGGGCAAACGTGGCATAACTCAACGCTCCTGCGCTGCCTGAGAGGCGGCGACCAACTCGGCACGCCGATATTCAGTGTGCTTTGCAAGTCCGTTCTCATCGAACAGGTGCGGCGGCAGATTGTCATCGCGTTGGCACATTGGGGCATCGTCTGTCCATTTGCCGCATGTCATACAAGGCTCGCCTCGACAGATCGAAGACCCTTTACCAGTCTGAGGAAAGCCGAACTTGCAAAGCCCTTCGCCAAGACGGAAGGCCGAGCAGGGCTGACGCTTTTCTTTATTCATTGCACGTCCCCCTTCGCCTGATTGGCGGCAATGGCTTCGGCAATTCGGCGGGTATGCTCCTTCTTGCGCGCCTGCTCTACGGCGTAAATGTCGCGACCGAACAGCGCGTACGGGCCGTCTTCGGTGTCGTAGACGGAGAGCAACTGCCAGCCATCCCCTTCCGGAGCCGTCGGCGTCCAGTAGTGGCAATCGGGTTCGTGAGAGTCGCCATAGCGGTCATACGCAGCAGGATCGTCAACTTCCATCGATACGAACCTTGTTTCGATGCCAAGGGCGGCCAGCAGCCATTCGTAGTTCACATCCTCGTCCGCACTGGGCATTGCTGGATGGTCGTAAAAGCCTTCCTCATCGCGAATCACGGGACGGCCGTCAAGCAGCTTGGCGCGCAGACCTTCAAGGACCACGGCATCCCCGCCATCCGCCGATAGCGCCTCTACGGCCTCGCTCACCGCTTGGTTGATGTGTGCTTGGATGAACGACGCTTCGCCATCGTGGCCTACAAGTCGTTTCGACAGGTAGATCGCCGTGTGTTCCGGCTCGGCTTTGCCATCCGCCGACAGCGCGGCGCGGGCTTGTCGCCAGAGTTGGAACAGGAAGTCACCGCCATCCCATTCCCATGTGCCGTTGCCGAGGTCTTTCGCCCCGGCCGCGAGCATGTCGGCGCAGTACGCCTCCCGCTCATCCCCGCCCACCTTCGCGGGAGACGTGAGGGCGGACTGCATCCAGTTTGCGCCGCGATTGAATCCGTTGGCGTAGGCATCCGCAGTTTCGGCCGTGTGCACCCAGCCAGTCACGCCGATATTCACCAGATGCACGGCGGCCACGGGGCCAGTCCCTCCGCTCAGGACAGCGCGCGCCTTTCGACCTGCGAGCATGGCCTTTTTCACCGTGACCGGCTCCACTAAAGGCGCAAGGACTGGTCGATCATCGCCGCCCTCCTGCTGCGCATCCGCGGCGCTGATAGGCTTGCGGTGATGCCACAGCATCATGCAGAAGTTCGCAACGTCGCGCGGATCGCCTTTTTCGACGTGTTCACGCAGCATCCGCGACAGGTCGGCGGGGTCGCATGTCTCCCAGCCACTGCGACCCTTGGCGCGAGCGTCGGCCATCTTCGCCTTCATAGCCTGCGCGAACAAGTCGACCGCTTCGTCGTCCGAGTGCTGCGCATCTGCGGCGCGGTCACGCATGGGGCAATGCAGTACAGGCGGGTTTGCTGATGCGCAGTCGCCGCCGCAAATTTCGCAACCACGATCAGCCGTCGAGATGAAATCAAGCGCGCATTGCCAAGGGTTGTTTGCGCTGCTGTGCTCGCCGATTTCAATGCCGAAGTATTCGCCGATGGTGCTGGCCAGCTTGTCGGCCATGGCTTCCGCGTCGTCACGCTCGGCAATCACTTGGGTAAGCTCGCGCTCGCCGCCTTTCAGCGACCGGATACCCTCGGCACGAACCTGCGAAATGATGTCGCACAGGCTCGCTTGTGAGGCGGCACGTTCGCCGTTCAAAAGCACATCCAACTCACGCACGAGCCGGTCGTGGTCGGCACGCTCGCCGCCATTCACGGGCGCGGCGTTGGCAGCGTTTGATACTTCGCCGGAACCCGCGTCGTTATTGGTGCTGACCGTGGCGGGTGCGGTGTAGACGATGCGTCGGCGCGATTCATGCGTACGTTCGAACTCCGCTTGGGTGACGTCATCCCATCCGCCCATGATGCGTTGCGTCTGATACACCGCCTCTTGCCATGCGCTCTGTGCGGCTGGCGTGGGGGCGGCGAGCATGGCGTCTTCCCAGCCTTCCTGATAACCAGCGCAGCGTTGCGTAAGCAACTTATCGCGAACATCTTCCATACGAATCTCATGGCGTCGATGGAACCATTCACGCATTGGCGTCAAATCAAACGTCACGGTCTTGTTGTCAGGCATTCTGGTTCTCCAATGCGAGGCGGCCAGCACGCTTTGCGGCGACCATGAAGCGGTAGAGGCCGAAGAGAAGGCCGGGGGACTGGCTCTGATACCCGCGAACGGTTTCGATCATGTCTTCGTGAAGGTTTCCATGTGCCAGGCACGCGCACGGGACATGAGCCTTCACGTACTGGCGCGCGTCGGCGCAATGTCGGCAGGTCTTGAAGACGTCGAGGCGTCCGTCCCACACGCCGACAACCTTTTCGTAAGACTCGCCGGGCGCGATTGCTCGGCGGCATTCGCCGCACTTGTGGGCCTTGCGGGCCGTGTAGACCTTCTTCGTATAGAGGGTCGGATCAACGTCGTAGTCGCAGTAGCAGCTCATCCTTTCACCTCGTGCGAATCGAGAGGGCAATGACGCCCGGACTTAGCGGGTTCACCATCGCGGTTCTGTGGGCACTGATCGTGCGAACAGTCGCCATCACGGCCGGCGGCGCAGCGCTTCAGGCGTTCTTTTCTGGAAGTGGCGCTTTGTTCCGGCGCTTGTTGCCACCGTGGACACGACCCAGCGGGGCTGAGAGGCGAAACCAAGGTCTGTGCGGACCTCGGCCGACCGATACACGGGATGCCTTCGATGCGTCGGACGATTGAGAGCCAGAGGTCGAGCGTCACCGCACATTTACCGTCGACGTTCCGCCTGATCCGGCCTGTTGGTGTCCTCGGGAACGTTCCGTGCGCGCAGTTGCCGCAGCGGCGCTCAACATGGCTCACGATTTCACCTCATTGGGATCTATGCGCGGCACGCGTGCGTTCTCGGGCCAGTAGTCGGTCCACTCCAGTTCGTTGGTGGGCCATGCCGACGGGATGCTGGCGGCGCTCTCAATGACGACGGCTCCCGCAGTGTCGCCCGCGCCGACCGACCAGTATTCGCCGTTCCACCAGCGCCACAGGCCGCCATCTCGCGAGAGAAACGGGCGAGCCAACCACCACCCGACATGAGGAGGCGGTCCCTTGTGCCAGGTGCGAGCGCTCATGTGCTTTCCTCGTGATTCGGTGCGTCGGGCAGTGGCATCCAGTGGGTAACCTCGTCGCCCTTCTCGCACACAGGCTCATAGAACGACGAGAATTCCGGGTGTTCGATGGCCTGGTACCAGCCGACGAGCGACACCGGGTTCCCATCTTCGTCGTTCGTGTCCTCGGGCTCATTGAGATAGAACGCTTCGAAGACGTACGTTTGGCCGTTGTGCGCCCGGCGGCACGCCACGATGACGCGTGAGCAGTCACCTTTATCGGTGTCCGGCAAACGCTGGCCCGACGTAATCCACTGGGGGAGGCGTGCTTTCAGTTCGGCAATGGCTTCCAGAATCGGCTCCGCGCCGCCATCGTCAGGATCAAGGCCAAGTGCTTCATTGATCAGCCCGAGGTCGGCGCAGGCCGCACCGAACATCCGGGTCATCTTCGCCAGTTCGTCAATCACGCCGATCCGGTGAGGGGAGGGCGGCGGCGCTGGCTTGGCGTACGTCGGCGCCGGGTTGAGATTGCTTCCTTCCGCGATCGTCTCGACCACAGACGGCGGCGCTGGCTGGGTATTCAGCCCTTCAGGGCGGGGTTCATAGGGGCTCATACGAGACTCTCCGCAGCTTCGATCGCCCACTTGGGAGGGGCGTATGATTTTTCCGTGGTCTCTCGGTACGGCATAATCACCGCGACGAAATTCGGTTCGCCGATGTCTACGAGAGCGGGCCCTTCGCCGTTGTATCGGATGTTTGGAAGGCCATTAGCGCCAGTTACAAGGCGCGTAGCTTTTCCGATGTCCGCGACGTACTTCGGGTTGATCTGCGCAGCGATGCCCGTCGTGCTTGCCGGGATGACTTTTCGCCAGTTCGGGAAGAGGCCGGGGATTGCCTTCGATGAAGTGGTGATCTGGCCCTGCGTGACGCTGACAGTGTCATCATCTTCCACGGCTATGAGCACCGGGTGCGCGGACCTGCCTGAGACGATTCGCGCGAGAAGTTCGCGGGGCACGATCGCCGTTTTGCGCTCGTCAACGTTCACGTCAGACGTTGCGCGGAATGCCGCGATGCGATGGCCGTCGGTGGCGACCAGAAACGCGTCTTCGCCGCAAAGTTCGACCAGCAAGCCATTCAGGTAATAGCGAATGTCGTTTTTCGCGGCGAAGAGTTCGAGCGCCTTAACGACTGACGCGCTGAGGGAGACGGTGACTTTGCTCATGCTAGGATTCCTCGAAAATTGAGCGAGCGAATACATGCGCACATTAAAAGTGAGCTTTTGGGGTGGCGTGGCGGTGGGGGTACTCGGCGCCGCTTTCTGGAGATTCCCGCCGCAAAGCAGCGGTGATTGGGCCAGTTGGGTGCAGGCGGTAGGCTCTATCGCTGCGATTGCAGGGGCTTTTCTGATTGGCGAACGACAAAGTTCTGCCGCGAGAAAGACACTGGCGGAAGAACGTGTTGCGGAAGAGAAAGCGCGATTGGCTCGTTATTTCGCGATTGCCGAGGTGGCGTGCGAAGCTGCGCAAAATACCGGAACGGTCATCTCATCCGGCCTTCAGACGGGCTCACTTGCAGCAGAAAATGGAATGCCGGGCCTCACACTTTTCCTATATGAGCCTGAGACGCTAAACGATGCGGTGGACAGCCTCAGGCTAATTCCGATCGACCAGCTTGGCTCGGTAGAAGCGATCAAAGCGTTTGATCGCTTTAGGCGCGTGGTGTTGAGTGTTCACGCAGCACAAAGGCGTTTGCAGGAACTAGGCGCTTTTGATCGTGCCTACGCAGTCGGCATAAGAGTTGAGGAAGTTCGCACGTCCGAACTTGATGCTCTCAAGCGACAGGCACAAGGTGGTGCGGCCACTGTGAAGCAATTTCTTGCGCAGCTAAAAACTGCCCTGCATTTGCCACTTGCTCAGCGCGGAGAGACAAACGAGGATTGCTGATATTTCTTCAGATTCCGCTGTATTGAACAACATACTCACGCCACGGAACCCATTGCCGGGGCGTATGAAATCCCCAGTTGCGCTCCCACGGCCCCATGATGAACAGGGACCAAGAATCTTTGCCTTCGGGGATTTCGAGGCGGTGTCGGTCGGTGGCCTTGCGAAACACGATCGATCCGGGGCCGCGCCAAACGCGGCGATAACCGCGCAGAAGTGACGTCTCCGGATTGCTGTCCAATCGTGCCGGCTGACTCTGCTCGGTCGGCATGATTTCCCAGTAGCCACCGAGCAGCACGATGGAGATGCTCCACCAAGGGTGATCGTGCAGATCCCGACCCTCGTCGCTACGAAGCGTGTTGTGCACGCGGGCGCCCCACGAGGTATCGCGGCGCCCGTCGGTGGCGGCGCTCGCGTCATGCCCCTTGGGCTTACGGACCCACCAGCGGCGCATATACCCCTTCAGGTCGAAATAGGGCGTGAGCTGCGCGTAGCCGATGATCGTGCACGCGACCAGCTTGGGCATCCAGATTCGCATGATCAAGCCTCCTGCGCCGCTGCGGCGGTGCCGCTGATGTCGGAGTGAGCCGAGAGCAGTTCGCGCAGCGCCTTCGCGCTGACCTGCACCTGAAAGTCAGTTTCGCTGTTCGCGATGGCGTGACGTTGAGCTTCCGGCAACTGAGATACGAAGGAACCGACGCGCTCGACGTACGTGCTGACGACCTTGCGCGGATACGCGCGGCCCTTGATCGAGCCAGCGGTGACTTTCTTCTTTCCGCCGGCTGTGGCCTTCTGCAATTCACCTGACAGAAACGCACCTGCCTGTTCGCCGTGCTGGCGTACGGCATCGGCTGCGACTGACGCGGAGGCCTTCCCGGCGAACACGATGCGATGAACGTCCGTGTTTGCGCCGGCCAGGACGAGCATCTTGCCGACCCATTGGGGCGACACGTGGTCGCCTTCTGCGATGCGGGCGTTGTCCCACCCGAAGCGGGCCAGTCGCTGGTAGCCGAATGCCTTCTCCAGAGGATGCAGGTCCCGCTTCTTGTTGCTCGAAAGGATCCGAAGCGTTCTGTCGGCGTCGTTGCCGTCGAACGCGTCGATTCGCACCATCAATTCTCCGTCCTTGTCGCGAAGCGGTGCGCCCGCTGCGTCGGCACGTGCGATCGCGGCATGCCGGCGGTGACCGTCAACAAGCCAGACGCCACCCTCGGCACGCGGCCGAACTTCGAGAGCCGGGTACTGCCCGCCCGCCATGATGTGGCGGAACAGGCTTTCGTCATCTTCTTTGGCCGCTTCGAGTGCGTCGCCATCCAGAAGGTCGAGCGAGGCGCGCAGATTGAAGCCGGGTTCGATGTGGATATCCTCGTGGCGGATTTTCATCGCATCCGCGCGGCGGATTTCCTTGTCGTTGATCTTCTGTTTGAAGGACGGTACGGCGGTCATTTCATTCCTCGTTCGCGGTCGACGGCGGTACGGATGTGCTCTCGGAATCCCTTGGAAGGGTGTCCGCCGTATGGGTAGTTGGTTTCCATGTGCTCCCAGCGAGCGGCGTTCTCTTCGACGTCGGTGCGTCGCTGGGCGTCGGTCTTGATGTAGAAGGCGAGGGCGGCAATAACGACCTGCGGGTTTGCGGCAAGCGCTTCGATGAGTTCCTGTCTTGCTTCGATCTCTTCGTGATACCTCGCTGACCCTTGGAGCGCAGGCCGCTTTGAGTGCAAACGCTGCTTGTTGGCTAACGGGCGCAGCACTTCCCACAAACGCTTCGCTGCCGCCCTGTTCGGGGCACTGCTCATACGTTGAAAATCAGCTTTGCGACGATCGCACCGGCGAGTGCGGACAGATGACATGCCCAAGCCGCGCGCTTGTGTTCAATCGTCCACTGGTTGTAGCGGAGGAAGACGGCGTTCACGGGGCCGACAACGAGGCGTTGAAACATGCTGCGCCTCAGTGAGAAGCGTCGCCGTACCCCATTCGGTAGGCGAGTTCAGTGGAGAGACACGGGCGACCGCACTTGGCGTCGTTCCAGCCGATCTGGTACTGGCGAATCTCTGCTGCGTGCATGCTGCCCTCCTCAGTCGAGTCGAATAGTTGCGTTCTTGAAGATCACGTTCGAGCAGACGGCGCCGGACACGGGTACGCCGGTCGGCCCCTTTGCAGTGAACGACGTGGAGAAACTGTCTTTCTCGCTACAACCGAAGTAGCTGTAGCCACCGATCCGAACGTCCGTATATCCGGCGCCCTCAAGAGCGCGGCGCGCGGTATCGGGATCGGTGCAAGCAGTGAGAAGGGCGAGCAGAGCCGCGAGCGCGACGAGCCTCATGGGGAACCTCAAAAGGGGAAGGAAAGGACGCCCCGGCAGAACACCGGGGCGATACGGCTTTAACCATGTCCGTCATGGGCCTGTGAGCGGTCAGGCTCGCTCTTTTGCGAGTGAGGCAAACACCTTCAGGCGAGCAGACCCGAGTGCCAGCAAAACGGGGATACGGGCTATTTAACGTCGCCGCGCCGACGCGGATCTGCTCACTTGAAGGTGCGTACAAAGCAGGGTTTGTATTTCGAAAGTACAGCCTGTGGTTTGTGCGGCAGGCGCGGCGCGTGTCCGCAATCGAACTCACCTTACGCCGTCGCTATCACTTTTGATAGGTTCAATTCTGCCGCTCACTGGTTGCTGTAGGATTCGATGGATTCAAATCAATCACCGGCACAAGACGGGGCACCATGTACAGCGACGACGAAATCGAGATTGCTAGAAAAAATGCGCAGATCGAAGATCAGAATCTCCGTGCGAGTTTTGATGCGGCTGATCGGGCGTACAGCCAGAGCTACAACGAGACGCTTCGGGATGAGATCGAGGATCTCCAGCGGGAGGTTGAGCGCTTGCAAGGTCTTTTGAATAGTCCCATGCATGTGATCGCCCAGAAGCACATGCGTTTTGGAGCGCATTTCAAAGCTGATCGAAAGCTCCTTTCGAGCTGGATCGTATCCCAAAAGGCATTTAAAGAGATTGCGATGGAGTATGCAGCGCGGCTTGGTATCGATCGTGAAGAGGTGATTCGATCTGGTATGGATGCCAGGGAGGTAATTCTTCTTGGGCAATCCAAGTTCCAGAACAACATCCAGCCTAACACCCTCGCGGAAGACTACGCAGAAGCACTCCTGGCAGACTTTTATGCTGAGCGGGACAAAGGCTCCGCATAAAAAAGAAGCGCTTACCCTCAAGGCAGTAGCCGACAATGCGATCCATCATGGTCGAGGGGATACGGGATATTTAGCGTCGCCGAGCCGACGTGTCGGGCTGCTTTCTTGAAGGTGCCGCACCCTGGCGGCCGTCACGCCTGCATCATCGGGGGGCGTTCCCTCGCCGGGGAGTTCAGTACTCTCGATTGGGGTAGCGAGTGTCGATGGTGTGCTCGTTGCCGTCGACGAGGATCTTGGTTCCGGCCGCGTGCATCTGGAAAATTCGCAGATCGAATCCGTAAAGCGGGCCGACGAAAAGTGACTTCTTCACTTCCTCGTCATCAATCCTGATGCTGTACACCTCGCCTTCGTCGGTGAGGGCGAGTTGCACTTCGCACTGATACTTCGACTTGCCCTCTTCCTTGTCGAGGTAGATGCGGTGATAGCCGCGGGGGGATTCACTGCCCTCGACGATCAATGTGATCTGTTCCGACCCGTCGCAAGAGCAGCCGTAATGCCGCTCGTCCTTGTCCTTGATGAACTGAGCGACCAGTTCCGAGAGCTTGATCTGTGCCGGCGCTGGCACAAGCAGCTGCGCCATCTGCGTCTCAACGTGCTTGCCAACAGACGAATTCAACTGGGCCTCAACCTGCCCGCGAATGATCTTGAGCAATAAATCGTTGTAACCAGGGAGGCCGAGGTGACTGAAATCGACCTGGAGGGCTGCTTTGACGTGGTCACGAAGTTGCCGCCCGAAGTCCGAGTGCGCCGAAATCTGGTCGTTGATCAAGTCATTGATCGTCTTGGTGACGCGTTCTTGAATTGCCTTTTCAATCGCGCCGGAGGCGATCACGTTTGCGAAAGCGGCGTTCACGGCCTGTTGCATGTCGTGCATGGTTTCTCTCCTCGTGTATCTGGCTATGCGGCGCGAAGTCGCGAAATATGTGGCGTAACGGTGGCGCCGTTGCTGCCGGCCCAGTTGCATTTCACTCGCCGCAGGCTGGGGCGCGTGCCCGCGTAGCTATACGCGGCGGGGCAACCGCCCAGTTCGATGACCGGCGCCGATTTCCCTACCACCGTTACCAGCCGGACCCCGACTTTGGCGTTGAAAATCAACTTCGTGCCAGGCTTGGGAAGCGCGCGATATGCGCGGCGGCGCTGACGTGAATTCATGTCGACTTCCTCGAGTATTGGGCTACGCGTAAAACGCAGCGCGACTCTCTTCGAGAGCACGTAGCGCGGCCGCATGCTGTGCGTCGGACCAACACTGATCCCATGCCCAGTGGCGGGGATCGTTCTTTTGATATGGGTTCTGACCTCGCGAACCCGCCCCGTGTGTGTTGAACGTCTTCCGTCCATCACTTGCGCTCATGGCAAACCTCCTTGTGTATATGGCGCGGCTCTCGGAAGAAAGCCGCCTCAGATACAGCATTTGGATGCAGCGTCCCGGACAACACCCGACTGAGTCGGCTCCCGGCGGCGCTGCATCTCTTCAATCCAAGCGGCGATCTATAGCCCCGCGTACGCGGCCAGCCCGCGCTTGAATAGCCTCCGGTCTTTGTCTCAGGGGTAGAGGGTTCCGCCCTGCGCCTAGCCGCGTCCGCGCAAGTCGCGAACGCCATCGGCGTGTTCTATCGGTAACTGAGTTTTTAAGGAGCGCCCCGACCTGCGGGCGGGCAGCGATGTGTGCTGCGCTGGATTTAATGTTAGCGTAACGCGAACATAATAACAATAGCGTAACGCGAACATTTTTTGATGCGCTATCGTTTTTGATAGGCGCGGATAGTGGGTGGGGAAAGTTGTGGACTTTAATTACTGTATGGATATACAGTAATTAAAAATGAGAACTTCCGATTAGGGGGAGTGATGAAATCGGCCGCGCGGCTTAGCGTATTCAGCGATCAGGGGCGGGAAGGCAATGCAGCAGAAACGGGGATGGGCGTCGTGGACGCGGCCGAGCGCTTTCGGTCGAGTAACGTATCGACGCTATCTGTGACTTTTGCTAAAGATGGCTCGATTTCGCATCGAGTGAATGTGCTACCGGAACACCGCGCGCCCCTAGCCGCGTGGCTCATCAGCCTCGCGGCTAGGGTCGGTGGTGCTGATTAGCTGGCTTTGCGTTGAATCGCTGTCTTTGCTTTGTTGCGAGGGGCTTCGTCGCCGCTTTCGGTATAGGGGCGAGAATGTGTCGGTCTGCTTTGTGCCAACAGACCTTGCGCAAATCCGATTACCTGTGATCTTTGGATGTCTGAGAGCTCTAGCCAGCCCGGCACACCGGCTAGTTCGGGGTCATTGTCCATCCAGCCGACAGGTTTTCCCGTGGCCTCTTCGATATGCCGAGCGATATCGTCGGCAATGCCTCGTGGCTTGCCTGTGCGCGAGTCTCTCGATGCATTGAGCCACTGACGGATTTGCACCTCTCCTTTTCCGATTGCCTCGGACAGCGCTCGAACCCCACCGAGTTCTTCTGTGAGCGCGCGTAGCTGATCTTTACGGATTTCGTGGCATGTCTTCATGACGTGTATTGCATCCCATCTTAGGGTTTGCAGGAATTCGCGTAACGCTATTGATTTAATGTTCGCGTTACGCTATCGTTTTGCCATGGACCTCAAAACCTACCTCGACGCCGAACGCGGCCGCCAACGAAAGCTGGCGAGGGATATTGGCGCGCACCCATCGGATGTGAGCTCATGGAAATCGGGGCGCAGAAACGTGCCGTCACATTTCGCATATCCGATTGAGGAGTCGACTCGCGGAGCGGTTACTCGCCGTGAAATGCTTCCCCTGGACGTCTGCATACGAATGTGGCCGAGAGAATTCGAGGGATCCGTTGGAGAGAGCCAGTGAATTCACATATCTCCGCCAGCAAGTCTCGCCGAAAGTGCTCTGTGGTCAATTTGATAGGTGCGGCCGGTGAAGTAGACCGAGTCGCAGTGATTGCACACAAGGTTTATGCGCCCGCTCTTCTGTTGAAGCTGGAGCACGACTTTCTTCGTTTCGTTGTCCATGCAGGGCTGGCAAAGGTAGTGCGGTCCTCTGGACGGCTCGCTGGGCTGTACCTCGGCGAGGACGAAAACGCCTTGCGAAAGCTCATGAAGGTCGTACTTCGCCCGCTCAAAACTCCGCTCTTCAAGCTGAGCGATTTGTGCACTGAGCTTTCGCTTGTCGTCTTTGAGCGCATCAATCTCATCTCGAGCCGCCGAGTGCTTCTCTTGCAGTTGAAGCGCGGCGTTTGTGATCTCGAAGATCTGTTCATTCAGCATTTGCTTCACCTCAGCGAGCTTCAGATCGTCATGCGCTCCTACGGCAAATTTTGCAAGGTCGATGGTGGTTCGAAATGCGGCGAGCGCGGTACTCAGTGCGGTAATCGGTTCCATGGTTTTAGCGCAAATGAACTGGCGGTTAGGGGGCGGCGCTGATGGAGATGGCGATGGCAAGTGAAACCACGGTCTTCAGTCTCGACTACGTGCCAAGTGAATGCCGAGTGAGCATTGCTTCGGCTACTCGGCGTCCCGCTGTGCATGTGTTCGAGCAAATCGGTGAGGTAGCGCGGCTTGCCGATAGTTATTTCTGCCGATCGCCCGAAGCTGCGGCTTTTGTTGTCGAGTGCCTCGCGCGTGGCGTGGCTGTTCCGCGTGGAGTAGAAAGCGCTCGAGTTCGTGAGCGCTACCGCACTCAGGCGTTTTCTTCGGGGTCCTCGAGCACTTCGTAGACCTGATTGAACTCGATTTGCACGACTTTCGGAGACATGTCGTCCGCGCGGTACTCGCGGTTCTTCGTGCGGTAGAAGGATAAATCTCCGCTGCCAAAGGTGATTTCGGTGTCGTCTGGAAGGTTCTCTAGGCGCCTCCATATCGAGGTCCTGAAATCGGCCAACGTCATTTTGTACGGTTTGTCGCTCATGAGCACTCCTAGATTGAGTGAACTGGTTGTGTGGAAACACCATTCTCGCATGACGGTGAGTGCTCATTTTTATCTCGCAGGGTGTGGTTTTCATGCCTTGCATCGTAGGTTTTTCGTCGTGCAACAGCACGCAACTTGAATTGAAGGAGATTGGACATGGCTGAACGTCCGAATATCGAAAAGTCTCTGCGCTTGCTGCTGACTGGCGACCAGAGGAAGGAGGCGATGGAGGCGCTTGACTGGGACAACTCGCAGGTGTCGCGTTTTCTGTCTGGGCAGACCGGTGTGCTGATCGACAAGCTTGACGCCGTTGTCAATCTCATTGGCTTCGTGATGGTGACGCCGCGCTACTTGGAAGGTCTGGCCTCGATGGCTGAGACCGGAGTGGGCTGCCGTTGTGCACGCGAGGGCGGCGGGGAGTGCGGGTTCGAGCGCCGCGTAAAGGTGGTGGCCCGTGCAGCCTAACGCAACCGCACCCACTCTGAATCAAGCGGCGGAAGTGCGCTTTCGCCTCAACGTCGAGGTCGATAAAACCGCTGTCGACAAGGCTACCGATGCATACCTCGACGCTTATATCACCTATCGCTCGGCAACTCTGGGGGCGATGCGAATCGAGACTGAACGCGTCGTGCCGGTGTGTCTGTCCTGCGGCGCATGCCAGAACGACGACGGCACCTTGCCGTGCGATCACTGAGTGCGCGTCGATGACTGCCGCCGACTGGATTGCCCTTGTCGTGTTTTTTGCGGTCGCTGTCCCGACGGCGCTCATGTTCTGGCCGTGCCGCGGCCGCGCTCACCCGGAGACCACTGAATGAGCTTCCATCGCGTAAATCAAGCGTGGGGCATCGAGTTGCGCCACACCGAGAAGATCGTTCTGCTGGCCCTCAGCCATCACGCGGTCTTGTCGACGGGTGAATCGTCCCCGAAAGTCAGCCGCTTGGCGCGTGACTGCGGCATGTCAGAGTCGGCCGTCCGCGAGTCCATCAAGGCGCTGGAAGCGGCAGGACACGTCCAGTCGACCCCCATCCGTCGCGGAGTCACGTGCTATCGCGTCAAGGTCGGGGCAACCGCATGAGTCTCGACGCAATCACATGGGCGCGCCACCAGAAGGTGGGGAAGGGCCCGACGAAATCGGTGCTGATGGCGCTGGCTGATTTTGCCAGTGAGGAGTTCATCTCGTTTCCGAGCATCGACACGTTGATTGCTTGGACTGAGCAGGACCGCAAAACGGTTCTCGCGAACATCGATCGCCTGAAAGAGGCTGGCTGGATCACCGACACGGGGGAGCGTACTGGTCGCACGAAGCAGATCGTCGTCTACCAGATCAATGCAGAGCGTGGTGTTGAGGTGAAGGTTGGCCCGAGAAGTCAAAGCATCCCGAAATCGGAACAGTTCCATAAACGGAACCATTCCGAAAACGGAACAGTACCGAAAACGCCCGCAAACAGTCCCAATTCTGCCTCCGAACAGTCCCAAATTTCACCGGAAACAGGCCCGAATTCGGTACCCGTAACAGTAGTTAACAGTAATGAACAGGTAAGGAACAGTGGAGCGCGCGGAACGCGCTTGCCCGAAAACTGGATTCTCACCAAGGCTCTCGGCGATTGGGCGCTGCAAGAGCAACCGACGTGGAATGCCGATCACGTCCGACGCGTTGCCGAGAAGTTCCGAGATTACTGGACTGCCAAATCTGGGCATCAAGGACGCAAGACAGATTGGGACGCTACCTGGCGCAATTGGGTGCGCAACGAGAAGGCTCTGGCTGGCGGTGCTGCCGGTGTCGGAATGAACAAGCAGGAGCAGCTTGAGCAGCGTAACCGCGAAATCGCTGCCGCCCAGGCAGCTCGCGTCATGGCAGGGGAGCGCGCATGAGACCGGAAGATTCCGCCGAGTTCTTCTCGCTCATCAGCAACGTCTATGCCTTCTACCGGCAGGACTACTCCGACTTTGTCGGGCAGGTCTGGTGGGGCGCGATGAAGGTCTTCGATATCGCCGCGGTGCGAGACGCGCTCGGACGCCACGCCGCAAACCCCGATGCCGGCCAGTTCCTTCCGAAGCCCGCCGACGTCGTGAAGATGCTCGAAGGCTCTACGCAGGACTCAGCGCTTCTGGCGTGGCACAAGGTCGACAAGGCGGTGCGCGAGGTCGGAACGCATGTTTCGGTCGTGTTCGACGACGCGTTGATCCACCGGGTGATTTTCGAAATGGGCGGCTGGGTGCTGATGGGTACGAAAGAGGACAGCGAATGGCCGTTCGTGCGCAACGAGTTCGTCAACCGGTATCGGGGTTATCGCACCCGCAGCCAGGCGCCGGAGTATCCGCCGGCGCTGGTTGGAATCGTCGAGGCATCGAACTCCCGCAACAACTTCGAATCGGCGGCCCCTGTTCTGATTGGCAACGCGACCACTGCCCGCGCGGTTCTCTCGGGTGGCAGTGTCACGCCGTTGGTCGGATACACGCGGATGACGGCTGACGAATTTAAGAAGATCGCGCACAACGGAGAGCCGCCACGACTCCGCGCATGACACGCGCCGAGTGCTGGCGGCGCTTCGAGGAAGCGGCGAGCGCTGCGAAGGTCGGAAATGGCGATCTCGCACGGGCATTCATCGCTAGGGTGCGAAGGGGCTGCGGTGACGAGGTAGCAGAGAGGCAAGAGAAAGAACTGAGGGCATACATCGCCTACCTGCATAACAAAGGGAAATGACGAATGACCCCGAGTCGATTTGAAAGTAAGTTGCGCGGCCAGACGGCTATTGCACAGAAGGTGTTTGAGGCCGTGCCGATTCAGGAATGCTGGACGTTGGCGCAGATCGGCTCGGCGCTGATTCGAACGACGCGAGCGAGCATCGATATGCGCATCTTGCAGGGCTGCTTGGCGGCGCTGCGCGATGCCGGACTGGTGCAGGAGGTGAAGACGGGGCACTACCGCCGCGTTCAGGTCAAGCCGACCGCCATCGCAGACAAGGCGGTTGTTAGCGAAACGAAGGAGAAAGTAGTGGTGACGAACGAACCGAAATCGCCGATCGACCTGCTGTCTGCCATCACGAAGCGTCTGGCGGCGCTGCACAAGCACGTCGAGACCGAGACCAAGGCCATTGCATCGGAAATTGAAACGGCGGCGCTGTCGATTGAAGAGGGCCTCGAGAAGATGGCCGGCGAGGCGGCGAAGTTCAAGCAGTTGCAGAAACTGCTGGTCGACGTGGCCTGACAGAGCGATATGGCACGCAAGGGACTAACGTTTCCGGAGAGTGTGGTTGCGAATGGGCGCGTTGGCACGGCCCGAATTCGATCGCAGGTCGGCGCGGTTGCGCTGACCCCAGCGGAACCGGCGCGCGCACCTATCGTGCCCCTGCCGAATGGAGCGGTTGAAGAGAGGCGCTCGAAGTACGGCAATAAGAAATGTGAGGTGGATGGCATTCAGTTCGACAGTCGCGCTGAAGCGCGACGATGGTCGCAGCTAATGGCAATGCAGGAGCGCTGCGAAATTCACGAGCTTGAGCGGCAGGTTGTTTATTTGCTGGCCCCCGGAGTTGTAATCAATGGACGCAAGGCTCCTCCTCTGCGCTACGTGGCCGATTTTGTATACGAGCGCGGCGAGGAAACCGTGATCGAAGACGTTAAAGGGGTGATTACGCCGGAATATCGGATCAAGCGTCACCTGATGGCGTTGAAGGGTTTGTGCATCGTGGAGATCAAATGAAACACGACATTCTGGAATCGATGGATCGAGGTATTTGGTACTGCGTCGAGACGCTTACTGCGCTCGCAGGCCACACGAACCGAGAAACACGTGAAGCTTGCCTGTTGCTGGTTGGCGAGGGACTGCTTGATATGGATACGATCAACGAGAAGCGCCGATTTCGTTTGGCGATGACCAAGGGCGCTTCGCGTCAACCGGATTATTCCTGCGTTCCGACGACTGCTACGGCACCGTATTACCCGAGCTGGACGCCCCTCCGTACATATGATCAATACGTCAAATCGCACCAGCAACTTTGTGAGGAGCGGCGATGAGCGGCGGATATCGCCCGACAGGGCGGACGACCAGTTCGCCGCCAGGGTCGGCGCAGCCGGCGGGTGACGCTGTGAATAGCCCGGCGCATTACACCAAGCACCCGAGCGGTGTCGAGTGCATCGCGATCACGGAGCATATGGGATTTAACCTCGGCAATGCGATCAAGTACATCTGGCGCGCAGACCTGAAGAATGACGCGATCGAGGACCTGAAGAAGGCCGAGTGGTACATCCGTCGAGAAATCCAGAAGCGTGAGCGGCAAGCGTGATGCAACGGAAAAAGCCGATGGTGCGAACGTCGTTCAAGCGCAAGGCCAAAACGCCGATCAATCCACATAGCGGCGCAGCCGTGCTCAAAGGCGCGACGCACAAGAAAAAGCCCAAACCCGGCAAGGACAAGAAGATGCTGGAAGCGTGCCGCGGCGAGCGTTGCTATTTGATTGTGCCTGGTATCTGTCTACCAACGGCTGAGACCGTGGTGCCGTGCCACTCGAACGAACAGCGGCACGGAAAGGGGATGGGGGTCAAGGCGCACGACAAATATACGGTGCCTGGATGTGCGGCATGTCACGCATGGCTTGACCAGGGGCGGGCGACGAAAGAAGTGAAATTTGGCACTTGGCGATCGGCATATCGGGAGTGGGAGCCGATTCGCGAAGCGAAGTTCGCGACGTAGGGTGATGGACAAACGAGTCAACGAATTTTATTGATGGAGCAGGCCGCGCAATGACGAGAGACCAATCTGACCAGATCGAAGAGCTGCTCCGGGACTGGTACCGCTGGCAGATTCGCCAGTCGCATGCGGAGACGCTGTCGCATTTCTATCGCCCCACCGATATGACGTGTCGTCAGTATGTGACTCCGCAATGGGATGGAGATGATGAGACTGATTACCAATGGGCGGATGATCGCGTGGCCGAGCAGGTCCAACTTTGTGTCGACCAATTGCCGGCCGAACAACGTGCCGCGATCTCGGTGAGCATGCGAAACAAGGAATGTGGCGCTCAGGTCTGGCGTAGTGCCCGTGCGATAACCCCTCATGAGACTTATCATGCGGCGAAAGTGGCATTGCTTCCTAAGTTCGTTGCCAAGCACTTGATATCCCAGCAAGAACTGTTGGGCGCATAGATATTTCCGATTTGGGGCTTGTAAACTGAGAAAAGTTGGTCTACTATTCTTCGCAAGCCTCGCTCGTCCAGCGAAAACGAAAGCCCGCCACTGTGCGGGCTTTTTGCATTTCTGCATGTCTCCTCCTCGCCTAGCGGCGTTAGCCCGCATCACTATGTGTGATGCGGGCATTTCTTTTGCGAGTTTCCATGGCGCGTCCTTCAAAGATCACCGATGCGGACGCCCTGTTGGGGGAGATCGCGCTAGTTCGATCCGCAATCTGGCAAAACGGTGCGCGCCGAGTGGCTTCGTTGATTACTGCGGCCACAACTGATGCAGCGCTACTGCCCGAAGGGGCTTTCGCTCTCGTATGTGTAACGGCGTTCCCGGCCGGGGCGCCGTCGCGCTTGATGATCGATGTCCCGCTTTATCCCCGGGAGCCCAAGGACGGAGGTCTTCCTGCGGCATGGCTTAAGCGAGGGTGACCGGAGAATGCTGAGCCTGAATGTTCGATCTGATCTGCGCGGCATATCTGCTGATCTCTCGCGATACCTTGGCGAAGAGAAAAAGGCAGTAGTGCGGGCTCTGAATAAGACGGCCACCCAAGCCCGAACGGAGGCCTCTAAGGAGGTCCGGGCTGTCGGATACAACATCAAGGCCAGCTCGATCAAGAAATCGTTTTCGATCAAGCGCGCTTCTGTCGCGAATCTCGTTGTCACGCTAAAGGCGACAGGACGTCCCATTGGCCTGATCAACTATGGTGCGCGTCAAGGTAAAGGTGGTGTGAGCGTTCAGGTCAAATCCGGCCGGAAAGTGCTTAAGCACGCATTCATCGCGAACATGCCGAACGGCCACCGTGGTGTGTTCGAGCGTGCCGGTCGAGGGCATAAGAAAGTCGTACGCAACGGAAAGGTGATGCGATCAGGGTTGCCGATCAAGGAGTTGTTCGGTCCTTCGATCCCTCAATCACTTGCCAACGACGCCGTTGAGAAGGCGGTGATGGCGAAGATCCGCCAGAAATTCCCGCAAATCCTTCGGCATGAGTTGGCCTTCGTCGCCAGCCGTCGGCGGTAACCACTCCCTGGCACGAGTGCACAAAAAATGAGCGCGGGTCCTTCCCCGGGGATCATGCAGGGCGGGAGCGAAGACTCGCGGAATTCGCCCAGCGCTGAGTTTTGAAATTTGGGTAACAGGTAACAGATCCATACATGAATCAAAGCGAGTTCGCGACACTCCACGGGGTCAGTCGAAAGACGGTCACGAAGTGGAAGGAGCGCGGCTGGCTTGTGTTTTCGGGCGATGACATCGACGTCGACCAGTCGAATGCGCTTCTGAAAAGATACCGCCGCGACGGGATTTCGGTTGTTACCCAAACTGTTACCCAAGCCCCAAAGGGTAACAAACGAAAGACTGTTACCCAGGCGGCGTCAGAGGTAACACTTGAAGCTGGCGAGAGTGCTGGCGACGCAGCGAATCGGATCCTCTTGGGCAACGTTGAGTTGCTCGACTTTGACGAGGCGCGGTGCTTCAAGGAGAACTATCTCGGGTTGATGGCTCAGCTCGAGTACGAACGAAAGTCTGGCTCCCTCGTCGAGCTGGATACCGCAACAGCAATCCTCTTCGAGGAGTTCCGGGCGCAGCGCGATGCGTGGCTTAACTGGCCGACCAGGGTAGGGCCGATTTTGGCTGCCGAGCTGGGCGTCGAGGCCGACCGAGTTGTCGAGGCCCTAACTGCGCATGTCCACAAGCAAATCGCCCAACTCGGCGAACCTGAAGCCAATTTCTCTGAAAGGGAAGGCTGAGCGGCTGCGGGCGTCTGTTCGGCGCGCATGGACACCTCCACCGCGAATTAGCGTGCCAGCATGGGCGGACAAGTACCGCAAGCTGGCAAAGGAAGCTGGGAGCACGTCCGGGAACTGGGAGACGTCGACGGTTGAGGTCGCTCGCGGCCCTATGCTCGCGGTGACTGAGCCGGGTGTGCATGTCGTCACGACGATGGTGAGTACGCAGTTGTTGAAGACGGCTCTGCTGGAGAACGTCTTTGGCTATTTTGCTCACCTTGATCCTTGCCCCATTCTGCTGTTGCAGCCGAAAGAGGACGCGGCCGAGCAGTTCAGTAAGGAGCGAATCAGCCCATTGATTCGTGTGACGCCGGCACTGCGCGAGCTCGTGGGAACGAGCAAGACGCGTAATGCTGATGAGACGCTGCTATTCAAGGCGTTTCCCGGCGGATTCTTGGCGCTCGCGGGTGCAGGCAGTCCTGACAACCTTGCTCGCCGTCCGGTGCGGGTGATCCTTGCCGACGAGGTGGACAAATACCCGGTGACCCGAGAAGGTGAGCCGATCGCTCTGGCGGAGGAGCGGACGGCGACATTCGGCGTCAACTGGCTGTCGATTCGAGCGTGCTCGCCTACGGTTGAGGACGAAAGTCGCATCGAAGCAAGTTACAAGGAGTCGGATCAGCGTCGCGCTTCGGTCGCTTGCCCACACTGCGGGCACCGCATGTTTCCCGACTTCTTTAAGCATGTCGATTGGGATAAGCGCCGCGACGAAGGCGGAACGGTCGTCGAACACTACCCGAAAACCGCTAGGATTTCCTGCGAGTCATGCGGCCAAATCTGGTCTGAAGGAGATCGACTGCGTGCGCTTCAAACAGTGCGTTGGCACCAGACGAAGCCATTTGAATGCTGCGGATCTCGACACGTTCCGCTTGACGACTACGAGCGTGCTTGGCGAGGCCCGGATGATTCGCGTGAGCCTTCCACCGACTCAGCAATCGCTCAGGTTTGGGACTGGTGGGAGAGCGACCGCCACGCGGTCTACCGCGCCAAGTGCCCAGAGTGTGGTGACTGGAAGGTTGATAACGAGCACGCCGGATTCCAGGCGAGCAAGCTCTATAGCCCATGGCAGAAGGATAAGCCTGCTGATATCGCTGCGAAATGGCTGAAGGCCGAGGGCGACGAAGAGAAGAAGCAAACCTGGTGGAACACGCAGGCGGGCATGCCGTATCGCCCGAACTCTGGCAAGGTCCTGCGCCTTGAGGCGCTCGTCGCTCGCGGTGAGAGCTGGGCGGCTCAAGTCCCCGACGGTGTTGCGGTGGTAACGGTTGGCGTTGACGTGCAGGACTATCGATTTGAAATCGAAGTCGTCGGTTGGGGGCGCAACGAAGAAAGCTGGTCGATCGACTACGAGGTCATCGAGGGCGATCTGGAGACCCCGGGACCGTGGGAGCAGCTCGACGCATTTCTCGATCAGATTTGGCATCGCGCAGACGGTCGACCATTCGAGGCCATGGCGGTTTGCATCGACTCGGGTGGGCACCATACGCAGAAGGTCTATGAGTTTTCCAAAGCGCGACTGGGTCGGCGAATCTGGGCGATCAAGGGCGAATCTGCGGTAAGCGGCAAGCGAAACCCGGTTTGGCCGGTCAAAAAGCCGTCCCGGCGGACGAAAGCGTCATTCCGCCCGGTGATTCTCGGCGTGAACACGGCCAAAGACACGATTCGTAATCGGCTTCACGTTGAGGAGCCTGGGCCGGGCTTCATGCACTTTCCGAGCGATCGGGATATCGGCTACTTCGAGCAACTCACGTCCGAACGCTCCGTCGTGAAAGTATCCGGTGGACAGAAGTATCGAGTGTGGGAGCTGCCTTCTGGCCGCGCGAACGAGGCGCTTGATTGCCGCGTGTATGCGTATGGAGCGCTTTGCGGGCTGATGCATCTGGGTTTGAAACTCAATCGACGTGTCGATCTCGTGACGCAGCCTTTCGAGCGCAGCGCTCAACAGAACGAAATCGCACCTCAGCCCGTCGCGGATATGTCAGAACAGTCGCCACCGACGCCGGCGGATACTCAAACGCCTCGGAGGAAACTCACGGGCCGACTTGCTTAGGAAAAACATGGCAATCACGGATGGAATGGGCACTTTCGATATGCAGTCGAGACTGGCGGCGCTGCAAGCAGCCTATTTCGATCTTTCATCCGGCTCGAAGATCGTGACGGCCACTTACAACCAGGGCGATGGGACCAAGTCGGTTACGTACCAGCAAAGCGATCTTGCACAGATCATGCGCAGCATTCAGATGCTGCAAAAGGCCCTAGGGATCATTCCGAACTTCCACCGCGCACGCAGGATTCTGTTCTAAATGCCATCTCTCATCGTCGATACGTCTGGCAAGCCCTTCGGGGATGCGTCAGGCGGGGGACGCGTGCGCGCTGAATCTGGGATGGGCGGGTCTACGGGCTTCGCACGCCCACCGTACGCGAACAGCTTCCCGTACGAGGCAGCGTCGCTCACGTCCCCAGAAATGGGGAGTTGGTATCCGTGGATTCGCTCTCCCGACTCGGAGATCAACCTCTATCGCGACCAGATGGTCGCGCGCTCGCGTGATCTCGCCCGGAATGACGGCTGGGCCAGCGGCGGCGTCACGCGCATTCTCGATAACACGGTGGGTGCGCACCTACGGTTGTCGACGAGTCCCGACTGGCGCGTATTGCGGCGGTTCGCGAAGGGATTCGATGCTAGTTGGGCGAAGGATTTCGGACAGGCGGTTGAAGCGCTGTGGCGCTTGTATTCGGAGGATCTTGGCCGATACAACGACGTATCTCGCCAGTTGACGGTTTCGCAGCAGTTGCGCCTTGCTTTGCGTCACAAGCTGGTCGATGGCGAGGCGCTTCTCGTTTCGTACTGGAAGCCGGAGCGAGTGGGGCGCGGTGCCGCTCAGTACGCGACGTCGTTCCTCGTTGTAGATCCCGATCGTCTGTCGAACCCGTATCAAATGATCGATACGAAGTACTTGCGCGGTGGCGTTGAGATCGATGACGACGGTGTGCCGTTGGCCTATCACATCCGCAAAGCCCATCAGAACGACTGGTACAACGCGGTCGAATCGATGGAGTGGGAGCGTGTCGAGCGTGAGGACGAAGACGGTTGGCGCCGCGTGATTCACGATTTCGAACGCGATCGTGCCGGCCAAAGCCGTGGAATCGGCGTGTTCACGCCGGTGCTCGCCCACGCAAAAATGCTCGCCCGCTACTACGGGGTTGAGTTGCAAGCTGCTACGGTAGCCACGATCTTCGGCACCTATGTCACGAGTCCTTATGATCCGGCGATGATTGAAGCCGCGATGGACTCGCAAGGTAGCGATCAGGAGATCGGTTACTACCAGGAGCTTCGTGCCGACTGGGCGAAAGAGCGGCCGGCAATGCTCAACGGCGTTCGAGTTCCGACGCTTGCCCCCGGCGAAGAAATCAAGCAGGTTGCCGCAGCCCACCCGCACAGCGGATTCGGGGAATTTGCGCACGAAATGCTTCGCTCGATCGCTGCTGCAATGGGGGTTTCGGCGGAGCAGATTACCCAAGACTGGAGCAAGACCAACTATTCGAGTGCGCGAGCAGCGCTTCTAGAAAGCTGGAAAACGCTTAGTCGCCGCAATGCGGAGTTCAAAGTTGGTACGGCGACCCCGCTTTTTGCCACATGGTTGCAAGAGGCAATGGAGAACGGCGAACTGGATGATGTCCTGCCTGTGGGCGCCCCCGACTTTATCGAGGCGGCAACAGCTTATTCGCGCTGCGATTGGCTCGGCGTCGCCCGCGGTTGGGTCGACCCGGTTAAGGAAAAGCAGGGCGCTGTACTTGGTATGGACGCTGGTTTGTCGACTCTCAAGCGTGAGTGCGCGGAGCAGGGCCTCGATTGGGAGGAAGTCCTCGCCCAACGAGCGATAGAGCTGGACGCATTCAAACGTCTCGGAATGAAGCCCCCGAGTTGGTCTGGCGTCGAGAGTGCCGAGGAGGCATCGGAGCCGGAAGAGGAACCTCAACCCCAATGAACAATCTGCCTTTCCTCGCTCAGCGGCTATTCAACACTCCGCTTGCCATTACGCCAGCAAAGGCGGAGATGGTGATGGCGGCGCTTGCCGATCGCTTTGGCATTACGAAGCTGTTTCGCACAAGCGGTCAACCCCTTGCGATCAGCGAATTCGGGCTCGAAGACGAAGCTGATGAGCCCGACTACCGCTACTACGAGGTCGTGCGTGGCGTCGCGATTATCCCGATCACGGGCACGCTGGTGCACAAGTCGGGGTACATGCGCCCGACTTGTGGCATGACGGGCTACGACGGAATTCGGGCGAATCTCAGCATGGCGTTGGACGACCCCGCAGTGCGCGCGGTGATGCTCGATATCGAAAGCGGTGGTGGTGAAGTGGCCGGTTGCTTTGACCTGGTCGACGCCATCTACAACTCGCGCGGCAAGAAGCCCATTTGGGCAGTCCTCTCCGAATCCGCATTTTCGGCGGCTTACGCGATTGCAAGCGCGGCGGACAGGATTACGGTTCCTCGCACCGGCGGCACCGGTTCAGTGGGCGTCATTTGTGCGCACGTGGACTTTTCCCAGGCACTGGCGAAAGACGGCATCACTGTCACGATGATCCACTACGGCGCTCGCAAAGCTGATGGCAACGAGTTCAATCCATTGTCGGATGTGGCGCTGGCGCGATATCAGGCGGACGTCGATGCAATGGGTGAGTTGTTCGTGAAGACCGTCGCTCGTAATCGCAAATTGTCGGTGGCCTCTGTGCGCGGCACGCAGGCGACGACTTTCCTTGGCGCCGAAGGCGTCGAGATCGGTTTCGCCGATGCCGTAATGGCACCTGACGAAGCTTTTCGCTCACTGCTCGCCGAGCTGGGCTGACATTCCCAACCCCAAGAGGTTTCACTTATGAAGAGTATTCGCACCCTCGCGGCGCGCGGGCTTTCGTTCGCCCATCTCGCTGGGATTTCCAGCCGCGCAGCGCGCGCTGAAGACGACGATCGACGTGATGACGATCAAGCCGAGGACGACGAGATGGACGATCAAGATCGCGATGATCGAGATCCCGGCGATTCGAAAGGCAAGAAGGGGCGCCGCGCGGAAGAGCGTGAGGATGACAAACCTGACGCCGAAGAGGATCCCGCCGACGAAAAGGACAAAGGTGCGCGTCGCGCAGAAGACGACGACGTCGACCCGGACGCCGAAGATGATGACGCAGACCCCGATGCGGAAGATGACGAAGGCGAAATGCGCGGCAAGAGTTCTGCCGCACGTGCCCGTCGCCGAGAACAAGCCCGCTGCGCCGCCATCATGGGTTCGAAGGCCGCGGCTCGCAATCCCGTCCTCGCGGCGAACCTGGCTTTCAAAACGCGTATGACACGGGCCGAAGCCATCGATACGCTTGAAGCGACTCCCGCCGCAGCGTCAGCAGCCCATTCGTCGCGCGCCGCTCGAAACCCGAGCCTCGGCGGAGACGGCGGTGCCAAACCGTCTCGTCAACAGGCTCTTGCGGCGCGCTGGGATGCAAACCTTAAGGCCGCGAATCCGGGCCGTCGCTAATAAACCCTCAGCCTTCAAGGAACTGAACCATCATGGGTAACCCGACCTACACGCCGTTTCAAGAAAACTGGCACAACGGTGGCTTCCTCGTCTCCCAGGCGAATGGCCACCAATCGATCGAACAAGGCATTCTGACTGGCGGTGGCAAGGTGTTGGCAGGCACGGTACTTGGTACTGTGCTCTCTGCATTGACAGCGACCGCAGCGGCACTGGGCACGAACACCGGCAACGGCACGTTCGGCTCCGTTGCGGTTCAGTCTGCGCCGGCCACGATGATCGGCACGTACAACGTGGCCCTTACGAGCGCGACCGCTTTTTCGGTGACTGCGCCGGACGGGCAAACTGCCGTTGGTGCTGTCGGCTCGGCATTCAGTGGCCTGGGCATCGGATTCACCGTCACTGCCGGCGGAACGCCTTTCGTGTCTGGCGACACGTTCGCCCTCACGACCACGGCGGCGCCCGGCAATCCGACGATTACGTCCGCCGCCGGCACGAACACCGGCAATGGCACCGTAGGCTCGCTTAGCGTGCAAGGCTACGCAGCCAAGGTCGGCGTCTACTCCGTCGAGTTCGACGATGCGACGCACTTCGTGATGTCTGATCCGGCGGGTGCCGAGGTCGGCCACGGCACCACCGGCACGGCGTTCAAGGCTGGGGGCCTTTCGTTCACGATCACTGCTGGTGGTACCGCGTTCGCGCCTGGCGACAGTTTCTCCGTGACCGTGGCGGCTGGTTCCGGCAAATACAAGCCGTTCGACCCGGCCAACGTCGATGGATCGCAGGTGCCCAGCGCGATCCTGTTCGCGTCGAAGGACGTAACGACGGCGGATAAGGCGTGCGCGGTCGTTGTGCGACTAGCCGAGGTCAACGCATCGGAACTGGTGTGGCCGACAGGTATGAGCGGCCCCGCGATTGCAGCCGCTCTCGCGCAGTTGAAGGCGCTGACCATCATCCCGCGCTAATCCGCCCCCTAAAAAAGGCCGCCTGTCGGCGGCGCTTTCGTGAACGCATTGAGGCCGCCAGCAAGGCGGCTTTTCTTTTTTCTAAGGAATAAGCCATGGCCGGCGAAATCATCGACATTTTCAACAGCGACGCGTTTAGCGCGCTGACGCTCACGCAGGGCGTGCAACGCAATCCCTACCAGCCCGGCGCTCTAGGCCGACTGAACATCTTCGATCCGAACCCGATCCGAACGACGGCCGTGTCCGTCGAAGAACGCACCGGCACGCTCAAGTTGATCGGTTTCAGCGAGCGTGGCACCGAGGGTACGCAGCGCACGACGGAAAAGCGCAAGATGCGCTACTTCGACGTGCCGCGCCTGATGCACGACGATACGATTCACACCTACGAAATCCAGAACATCCGCGAATTCCCGGAAGGGCCGACGGGGCAGATCATTACCGTCCCCATGCAGCTCGAACGAGAAGTCGCGCGCCGCCTCGCCGGTCCGACCGGACTTTTGGCGAGCGTCGAATACACCAAGGAATACCTGCGTCTGGCCGCCGTTCAGGGCCTGGTGCTGGATCCGAAGGACGGTTCTGTTCTGTACAACTGGTTCGACGAATTCCAGATCACGCAAGCGACCGAGACGCCGTTCAACCTGTCGGCGGGAACGGCAAATAGCCTGCGCCCGATCATCAACGGGATCAAGCGCTATATGGCTCGCAAGGCGCAGGGGGCGTTCACGAACCAAACCCGCATCATGGCGCTCTGTGGTGACACGTTCTACGACCAGTTCTCGAACCACCCGGACGTCATCCGCACGTTCCTCAACTGGGAGGGTGCTCGCGACATTCGTGACGACTCGTTCGGTGACGCGTTTTCGTCGTTTGAGTTCGACGGTGTCACGTGGGTGAACTACCGCGGCTCGGACGACAACACGTCCGTGAAGATCGCCGACGATAAGGTCAAGTTCTTCCCGGTCAACGCCCCCGGCATCTTCCAGGAAGTGATGGCGCCGGGCGAATCCGCCGAATTCATCAACCAACCCGGCGCTCCGGTCTACGTGCTGCCGATCATCGATCGCGATCGCCGCATGTGGTGGAAGATGGAGGCGTACGCCTACCCGTTGTATCTCTGCACTCGCCCCGAAGTGCTCGCCAGCGGTCGCGCGGAAGCGTAATGCCGATCAATTGGGGCGCGGAAGTTCTGGGGCCGCTGATGGGCGTGTTCGGCGAGCCAGTGCAATACCGGCCGCGAGCTGGCGCGCCGCTTACGATCAACGGGGTATTCGACGACGCATATCAGAAGGAGATGCTTTTCTCCGATGCGTCTGTTGAACTGACGACCGTGCAGGCGGTGCTCGGCGTCCAGTTGTCCCAGTTCGACGTGCCGCCGGTGCAAAACGATCAACTGACGGTGGTGCGTACCGGAGCGTCATACGTTGTGAAAGACGTGCGAGTTGATAGTCATGGCGGCGCTAAGTTGGTTTTGAGTAAGATGGTGATGGCATGACGACATCTGCTGATATTCGAGCCCTATTCGTTCAGGCACTCAAAGGGGCGACTGATGCCGGGCAATCGGTGTTCTCGCCGTTCGACTGGCCGACGATGGACGGGGCGTACCCTTGCATTCTTGTCCGAAACCCTCGCGAGCGGAAGGAATCGCAGGGGCCGTTTCAGCCGGGATATGACGTCTTCGCTACGATGCAAATCGTCGTGAGGACGACGTCACCGGCATTGGTGGGTGATGAGGGTTCTGCTGTCGCCTTAGCAGCGGCAGAGCGGCTGCGGGCGCAGATCGAAGCCTCGTTGATCAACAACCCGCTTATCTGGAACGACTCGGCTGGCGGTGCCCTGATTGAACAGTTCACTTCCATCGATTCCGAGATTTCGACGTCGTCGGAGGGCGAAATGCCCATGGGCGAATTGATCATGAACATCGAGGTCAAGTTCTACCAAGGCCCCGAGGACTTCTTCCAGATTCCGACCGTCCCGATCGATGAAGTGCAGATTGCTGTGTCGGTCCCCGATGGCACCCCGCAATCCGGAATCATCATTCACCCCCAACTCTGAGGAGCGGCAATGTTCATCAAGCCTGCGCCGGGGATCAAACTTCGTGATCCCGAGACGAAACAATTCATCCCCGAGTCCGGATTGGAGGTCGGGGATTTTGACCTGTACTGGATCCGTCGCATCAACGACGGTGACGCCATTCGTGTGACCGCAGAAATACCCGAGCCTGCCTCGGCAAAGCCGGCCAAAAGCGCCTGAACAACTTTCGAATTGAACAACGACCCCGCTTCGGCGGGGTTTTTGTTTTGGAGAACGCCAAGTGACTGTTCCCTTTCCAAATATTCCGCAGAATCTGCGTGTCCCCCTGTTCCATGCCGATCTCGACAATAGTCAGGCAAACAGTGGGGCTTCGACGCAGCGAGCGCTGATCATCGGGCAGATCACGTCCGCTGGAACTGGAACGCCGGGCGTTCCCCAGATCTCGCAAGGCGCGACAGAGGCGAAGTCCATCGGTGGTGCTGGCTCGATGCTGGCACTGATGACTGCTGCCTATCGAAATGCCGATCCGTTCGGCGAGGTCTGGTATCTGCCGCTGGCGGACGACCCGAGCGCCGTCGCGGCCACTGGCACGATCGCCGTCACGTCTGTACCGACGGCGACGGGCGTCGTGTACCTCTACATTGCCGGGATCAACGGCGTGCCTCCGGTCACATTGACGGTCACTGCCACCCAGACGACCGCACAGATCGCCACGGCGCTCGCCGCCGCGATCAACGCTCAGTCGGATCTGCCGGTAACGGCGACAGCATCGACGTCGACCGTGACGGTCACAGCGAAGAACAAGGGGTTGGCGGGGAACGACATTGACATCCGCCTGAACTACCGAGGGGCCGCGAGTGGCGAAGCAATGCCGGCCGGTCTCGCACTGACGATCACGCAGATGTCCGGCGGCGCCGTCAATCCCGCGCTGACGACAGGGCTCGCAAACTTGCTCGACCAGGAGTTCGACTTCATTGCGTTCCCGTACACCGACGCGAACTCTCTGGACGCCATAAAGGCGTTTCTGAGTTCCAAGACCGGTCGGTGGAGCTGGAGCAAGCAGATTTACGGCCATGCCTTCTGTGGCTACCGTGGAACCCTCGGGGCGCTCACGACGTTCGGTAACGGGCGAAACGACGAGCACGTCTCGGTGATGGGTTTCAACGATTCGCCGACGGCGGCGTGGATTCTCGCTGCGGATATCGCAGGCACTGTCGCGACGTCGGTGCGTGCGGACCCGGCACGGCCTGTCCAGACGTTAGCGCTTTCGAGCTTCTTCGCGCCGCCGTTGGCGTCCCGCTTTGCGCTCAATGACCGCAACACGTTACTGTGGGATGGTATTTCGACGTTCACGGTCGCCAGCGATGGCACCGTTGCTATCGAAAACCTGATCACGACCTATCAGGTGAACAGCTTCGGTCAACCCGACGACAGCTATCTGGAGGTGGAGACGCTTTACACGCTGGCCTTTGTGCTGCGTGCGCTGCGCTCGGTCGTGACGAGTAAGTACGCCCGCATGAAGCTGGCCGCCGACGGCACGCGCTTCGCGCCGGGGTCGTCCATCGTGACGCCGGCCATCATCAAAGCGGACCTCATCGCGCAATATCAGCAGCTCGAATATGACGGGTTCGTGCAGCAGAGCACCGTGTTTGCTCAAGGGCTCGTCGTTCAGCAGAACAGTACCAACCCGAACCGTGTGGACGTGATCTATCCGGCAGTGCTGATCGCGCAATTGCGCGTCTTCGCGCTATTGATGCAGTTCCGATTGAGCTAATCCCCCCCCGATTTAACCAGGCGCCCCGAAGGCGCCTTTTTCATTTTTGGAGATTCCTCATGGCAGGTAATCCGAATCGGCTGGCGGGAACCGCCAGTCTCACCGTTGACGGGACGAATTACCTCCTAGTGGGGGATTTCGAATACAACCCATCGTCGGTGACGCGTGAGACGCTCTCGGGTCAGGATGGTGTGCATGGTTTCAGTGAGAAGCCGCGTCCGGGAACGATCTCGGCGAGCCTGCGGGACGCCGGCAACCTCACGGTCGCGGATTTGAACGCGATGGATAACGTCACCGTCGTCACGCAACTCGCCAACGGCAAAACCATCATCGGCCGGAACATGTGGACTGTCGAAGACCAGACTGCGAAGTCCACGGACGCCACCATCGAAGTTAAGTGGGAAGGCCCCCAAGTTTCGGAAACGACGAGCTGAACATGAATCAACCTGACGAAAAAACAATCCCCCTGCGCAAGCCGGTAAAACTCGGCAGCGGCGAGAGCGAAGTTGTCTACGACAAGGTCAACCTGCGCGAGCCCACGGCCGGCGAGCTGGATAAAGCAACGTCGACTGGCGGATCGAACATCGGCATCGGGATCACGCTGATCCACCTGGTTTCGGGACTGCCGAAGTCGGCCGTCGAGAAGCTCTGTCAGCGAGATTTCGCGGAGGCGAACGAGTATCTCGCGGGTTTTACCGACGATGGCCCGACGGAGTCGGCGACGCAATCGCCGACGTAACGTATTTTTTCCGTTGGGGCCCGTGTGAGGCCGAGCGCCTCGCACTTTCAAAACTTGCTTGGTGGAGAGATCAGGCCAAGCGCATTCGTCAATCACAGATGGAGGACTGATGGCTGGTAACGCGTATCAGATCACCATCACGGCCGCTGATCGAGCGTCGGCGGTGGCGAAGCGCATCGAAGCCTCGATGCAACGGATCACGAAGCCAATTGATCGGGTGACCGCGTCTTCGAAGAAGATGAACGAAGCGGCCTCAACGCTCCGGAAGCCGTTCGCCGATGTCGGTCGGTCCTTGAAGGCTCTCGGCGATGAAACCGGTGTGACCAAGGTTGCACGTGGCATTCGGCGCATTGGTTACGCGGCTGCCGATGCTGGCCGCAGCCTGCTGAGTATCGTCGCTCCGCTGGCAGGTATTGCGGGCCTCGGTTCGATCGCAGGCATTGCCTTGATGACGAACGAGTGGGGCAAGATGGGCGCCGAGGTTTTGAAAACCTCGGCGGCTATCGGTGTGTCTGCGGCGGATCTTCAGGCGTACCGGGGTGCCGCGAAGCTTGCCGGCCTCTCGGCAGATGAGATGACTGGTTCACTCAAGACGCTCGGCAAGACCATCGAGGATGCCACCTACGGCCGAAATCAGGACGCGTTCGTGATGATGCAGAAGTTCGGCATCAGCCTGCATCGCACGAAGGACGGAGCCGTTGACGCGACCCGAGCGCTCAAGGACGTAGCGAATGCGATCGTCAAGCAGAAGGGAAATGTTCAAACGCAGGCTTTGATCGCTGATGTTTTCGGTGTCGGGTCGCTGCTGCCGATGCTGCAAAAAGGCGAATCGGGCATCAATGCGTTTGTTGAGAAGGCAAAGAGCATGGGGCTCGTGCTCAGCGATGAGCAGTTGCGGCGCGCGGCGGCGTACAACGAGCAAATGATCCAGCTTGAGGCCTCCGGAACGAAGCTGAAGTATTCGTTCGGCGAGGCCATGGCACCGGCGCTCGAACGGGTGATCGGCGTCGTGCAACGCCTTGTCGATCAGTACGGAGATATCGTGGCGACGAAGGTTGCCGAGTACGTCGAGCGATTTGCCAAGTGGCTGGAGACGGTGAACTGGGATGAGACTACCCAGAAAATCACTAACTTCATCGATGCGATTGGCGGAGTGAAGGGCGTGGCAATAGCGCTCGCCGCAATCACCTTTGCGGCGCCGACCGCGGGCATTGTTTCGATCATCGCGAATCTCACATCTCTCACGGCGGTCGCCATTCCCGGGGCTGTCGCCGCGCTTGGCACTCTTGGGGTCGCAGGGCTCGCCGCATGGGGTGCGTTGAAAGTGGCGAAAGCCGCAGGATTGCCGGACACGAATTCGGCCAAGGGGGCGAGCGATGTTGCCGCCGGTAACTGGTGGGCCGCATCAACGAGCCTGCCCGCGCTGAGCTTCATTGGTGCCGGTTGGGATCGGCTCACGGGGAAGTCGAATGCAGATATCGCCGCCGGCCTTCGCCAGCAATCCGGTGCCGGCCGTGCGACGAACGAGTCGAATGCCCTGTTTTCACGGCTCGAATCGCAGTATGGATTGCCGAAGGGGCTGCTGGACAGCGTTTGGGCGCAAGAGTCGGGCCGAGGGACGAACATGCGTTCGCCTGCCGGTGCCAAAGGGCATTTCCAGTTCATGGATGCCACGGCGAAGCAATACGGCCTGGAGGATCCGGACGACCTGACCAAGTCAGCCACGGCGGCAGCGCAGATGTATCGGGATCTGTTGAAGCAGAACGGCGGTGATCTCAGTAAGGCCTTGGCGGGTTACAACTGGGGCCAGGGCAATTTGCAACGTAAGGGCATGGAGAATGCCCCGAAAGAGACGCGTAACTACGTCGATCAGGTGCAAGCCCGCATGGGCGGCACGGGCCTATACGGTAATTCTCCGCGGATCGCCGCTGCCAACCTTCCGGGGCAGTCGCCGTCGACGGTGACCGCCGACGCCGGTCGGGTGCACGTCGACGTGGTCATCCATCAGGACGGGCGTCCGGCGACGGCAAAGGTGCGATCGCAAGGCAACACAACGGCATCCGCCAAGGTGACGACGTCAAAAATGGAGGCGTTGGTGTGAGCGTAGCTGATGTGGTGAATGTCGCCGGAAGTATCGGCGGCGTGGCGTCTGCCGCCAAGGGAATCGCCTCGTCCGCGCAGAATCTGCTGAGCCTGTTCGGCAGCGGTGACTATGCCAGCAAACTGCGCAAGGCGAGTTACAACGGCGTGCCGTTTGCCGTGTTGTCGGAGAGTGGAGTGTTCGGGCGAAATGTCGTCGTCCACTCTTACCCGAAGAAGGAGACGCGCCCGTGGATTGAAGACAACGGTCTGAAGACTAACGTCCTACAGGTCACCGGTTTTCTCGTCGAGAATAGTTTGATCTACGGCGGAGGGGATGTCACCACCCAGAAGATCAACCTGCTCAACGTGATCCGTGGCGGATCGGTCAACAACACCAAGCCGCCGGGCATCGGAAAGCTGGTTCACCCGACGTGGGGTGAGATCAAGGCTAACTGCACCGAGGCCGAGATCGGCACGTCGTGGGATCGTGGTCGGGTCGTCGAGTTGCGGCTGACATTCGTGCTGGGTGGCGATCGTCTATACCCAAGCGCCACTTCCGCGACAAAGGACGCCGTAAGCACGGCCTCTTCGGCACTCACGGCAGCCTCGCTCCTCAGTTTCATCAGCAACACGCTCGACGCTATCAAGACCGGTGTGGCCGTCATTAAGGCGGCCGTGAGCGTCGCTGTGGGCTTTTACCAGATGGTGAATGGTCTGGTGCATAGCGTGCGGCGGTTCTTCAATGCGATTTCGACGCTCTCCGGAAACTTCGGGCGCCTGTTTGGCGGCGGGAACAGCGGCTACTCTGGATCTAACGGCAAAGCTCCGAAGACGGCAACGGTTGTAAGCCTGCTGGCGCAAGATTCTCAGAACGTTGCGACTGTGGCGGTCGCGGGGGCGGCGCTATCTGCGGCTGCGGTGAACGCTGGCATCAACCCGGCGGGTTTCAGCAGTGCGGCGCAAAGCTTGATGGTCGCCACGGCCAATACGGCATCTTCGCCGGCCGATGCAATTCGATTGCTCACACCGTTGGCGCGTTACACACCTCCGGCTGTTCCAGCGGGATCTGCGGTGGCCTCGGCCCAGGCCGTCGTTGCAGGCGCGACGGGAGATATTCTCCGACGGGCTGCGATAGCGCAGGTAGCCACGAGTTCGACGGCATATCAGCCGGCGTCAGCCGACGATGCCATCGATGTCCGTAACGTCATCGTGGGCCTCATCGACGCCGAGATTCAATTGGCGGCCGATCAGGGCGAGGACGATGTCTATATGTCCCTTCGGACCCTGCGAGATGCCGTTGTTACGGATTTCGACAGCCGTGGTCAAGGGCTGGCTGCTGCGACGACCTTTCAGTTCAATGGATCGATCCCGTCTCTGGCGCTCGCGAATCGAATTTACCGCGACATCGGGCGCGAAGGCGAGTTGGTGACGCAGGCGAACCCGATTCACCCGGCGTTTTGTCCTACAAGTTTCAAGGCGTTGGCGACATAACTTTGGGCATTCGGTGGTCGGTGGAAATTACCACGTATACTGGCTGCCAAACTGAATGGGCGGAGAGGAATGGAAAAAGATCGCATCGATTGGATCGAAAAAGCTGCCGTCGAAAATTTCAAAGCTCATCAAAGTGCGACGGAAGCAATCGAGAAGCAATGCACAACGACACTGACCGTTTTCTTCGCTGGTATCGGCGGAGGATTAGCTTACGGGGCAAAGGCGCTGGAGCTGCATCACTGGACGTGGCTATCAATCGGAACCTTGACTTTTACTGCGTACATCGTCGTACTCGCGGGGCTTCTAATCTGCGGATGCATGACGATTGGGGAGTACCCGCAGTTGCATAATGAGCCGGGAAACTTGCTTAATGTGCCTTCGCAATACTCTTTCGAGCAGATCAGGGTGTTCGAATTGGAGAATATGCAATCCAGAATTCAGCAGGCCATCGACCGAAATGCGAAGGTCGCTGACCGGCTGAATTGGATTAGGCTGGCAGCGATTGCCAGCCCGCTCATCTTTATTGCTTCGGCGGCTTGCTCGGCGGCGTTGGGCGCTTAGAGTTGTGGTCGTGTGTATCACGCCTAATTGGCTGTGGATTCGGAACAGGGTTCTTAGAATTACTCACGTTTTCCCCAGTATGGAATGTTAAGGGTGTAGGAGCCGGTAAACATACCAGAGAAACATAAAGCCCCTCTCAGCGGGGCTTTTTCTTTTGGGGAGTATCGAAACTCAGTTTAGCGGCTGATAGATCTGCCGCATTTCCCCGTTCACGCATTTGATAGTGACCTTGCCTTGCTTCAGATAGAGCTTTCCATCTGGGCCGGCAAGGAGCTTGCTCGTCACGTAACTTTCGGGGTAGTCGCATGAGGGTTGGACGTAGTTGCCTTTCGAGTCCCGGGCTGCCTCCACGGTGTCTGCGTTCACCCTGAAATAGGATGGCTGGCCCCGCTCATTTGAAGTTGCCAAGGGGCGGCCGGAGACGATTCCCAGTATTGGCTCACTCTGGTCCTTCGGGACATACGTCAGAGACCGATTCATGGCTTCAAATGCGGTGCCGGGCTGAAGTCTTCCGCAATTGTTCGGTAGCGGCGCGTCGGGGTGCGTTGTGGCTTGATATACGCCCTCCGAAGTAGTGCATGCAATTGACCCACCGTCCTTCACTTTGAAAATTGGCTCCGCACTTGCGTTTGTAAGAGCGAGCGCCATCCCTGACAGAAAAAGAGTGAAATTCACTGGTTAATTCTCCGATATGTCGACTGAAAACATAGCTCTAAGCATCAACAGGACCCGGTTGTCGGGGTGGACGCGTTTGCGGGTGACACAGGGAATTGAGCGGTGTCCAGGCGATTTTGAGCTGGAAATGACCGAGATTTTCCCGGGGCAGGCTCAAGACATTATCGTAAATCCCGGCGAGGCATGCGTGTTGGCGTTGAACGGCAAACCCGTTGTGACGGGATTTGTCGACCGAGTCGTTCCGAGCATCTCCGCAGACGGCCACGATATCCGGGTGACGGGGCGCGGGCAATGCCAGGACCTTGTTGACTGCGCCGCCGTCTGGCCGAACTACCAGATGAGCAACGTCACTGCATATTCGATGGCTCAACAACTGGCCGAAAAGTACTCGGTGAGCGTCAAGTGCGAAGTCGAAAACCTATTGGTGATTCCCCAGATCAATATCCTGCCGGGTGAGAGCACCTTCGATATCGTCGAGCGGACAGCCCGCTACAGCGCGCTGCTGGTCTACGAGTCGGCCGACGGCAGTCTTGTGCTGGCTCGCTCTGGTACCGAGGTGATGGCAAGCGGTATTCACGAAGGTATCAATCTCGAAGCGGCAACGGTCGAGCGATCGATGGATCGGCGGTTTTCTGAAATCGTCGTGATGTTGACCGGTACGAACAACATGCAGGATCTGAGTTCGATCAACGATCCGCATTTCGTTGCGGAAGATCCGAATGTCCCTCGTTTCCGCCGCCGCGTCATCATCGCTGAGTGCGGTGAACTTGGTTGGGAAGTGGGCAAGAAGCGCGGGTTGTGGGAAGTTGCCCGTCGCCGTGGACGCGCCGAGACGATCCACCTCACGGTCGACAACTGGCACGACGTGGCCGGCAACCTGTGGGAGCCGAATAAGCTCGTCGATGTGTTGATTCCGAGCCTGAAAGTCTCGGGTGACCAAGCGGGTACTGTGCCTGTCCGGTACCTGATTGCCGAAGTCACGTTTTCTCTGGATGAGTCTGGCACGCACGCCAATCTCACCCTGATGCCGCCGGAGGCTTTCGAGCCTGAGCCGATTTTGCTTTACCCGCAGTTCGGCGACCTCGTTGGTACCGTATTCGGTCGATAGGGGGCGATATGGGTGACATTTTCGGGCGCCTTTCGCAGCGAATCCTCCTCGGCATTGCGCGTGCGCTTGTGGCCGTCGTGCGCGATTCCGGGGGAATCCAAATCATGCAGATGAAGCTCAGTGCTTCTGAGGTGCGCGACGGCCTTCCTCGCTTCGCAGAATTCGGCTTCTCCTCGAACCCGCCAGTGGGCTCAGATGCAGTGGTAGCGTTTCTTGGCGGCGACCGATCGAAAGGGATCGTCATTGGAACGTGCCACCAGCCATCTCGCCCGCAGAATTTGAGCCCCGGCGAAACGATTCTCCACAGCCAGGACGGGAAATCGGTGTACCTAACGGCCACCGACGGGATCGTCGTGGAAGCGAAAGGTCAGCCGGTTGTCGTAAACGACGCGTCGGACGTGACGTGGAACTGCTCCGGAAAATTCACTCTGGTGGCGCCGGGTGGTGTCGAGATTGATGCGCCGTTGGTCAAGTCGAGCGGACATATGCAGGACAACTTCGGCAGTAACCCGCATACGCTGGCGGACATGCGCCAAATCTCAAATACGCACACCCATCCGGTGAAGAATGTGCAGGGTGGAAGCTCGACGGTTACAAGTGACCAGCCGAGCCAGCAGCAATAATCGTCTCGTGTTTCCTTCTTCAGGCCTCCCCAGTGGAGGCCTTTTTGTTTGGTGCGAATGGATACCTCAACCGTATGGGACTCCGCTGCGAACCGAGGTGATTGGGTTCTCGATGGAGCGTCGCTGGAGACTGGCAATGATGTCACCACCGCATTGCTGATCAGTCTGTTCACGGATCGCATGGCCGACATCGACGACATCATTCCCGACGGCACGACGGATCCGCGCGGGTGGTGGGGTGATGACGCAAATGCAGGTTCGATCGGTTCTCGGCTGTGGCTGTTGTTCCGTGAAAAGCAGACGAAGGAAACTTTGCAGCGCGCCTATGACTACATCGTCGAAGCCATCCAGTGGATGATCGACGACAAGGTCGTGGCGCGCTTCGATATCAACGTGTCTTGGATTGCTCGTGGGCAGATGGGCGCCCAAATCACGGCATACAAGCAGGACGGAGCAATTGTGCCCAACACTTTCACGTGGGCCTGGCAGGGGAATGACTGATGCCGTATCAACGACCAACGCTGACCGATCTAGAGAATCAGGTTGCGTCCGACATTGCCTCGAATGTGCCGGGCTCGAACCCACTGCTACGGTTCGCAAACCTCAAGATCACTGGAAGGGTGCAGGCCGGCCTGGCTCACCTCCATTACGGATATGTGGACTACATCGCGAAGCAGGCAGTTCCCTTTACGTCGACGGGTGAGTATCTCGCCGCCTGGGGGGCGCTACGAAATACCTTCCAGAAGCCTGCGACCGCTGCATCAGGCATCGTGCCGTTTTTAGGGGTGCCTGGAACGATCATTCCGGATGGAACGTCAGGGGCGCGGCAGGATGGTGTCACTTACACCAGTCAGGGGGACGTAACTATCCAGTCGACCGGTATAGGATCGGTATCGCTTCTCGCAGATGAGGCAGGCGCCGCAGGGAACTGCGACGCAGGTACCGTGATCACGTTGGGGATTGCGATTCCGGGTGTGCAGAGCAGTGGCACCGCTGCTGCGGCGATTACCGGGGGCGCGGACGCTGAACAGGAAGACGACTTTAGCGAAAGAGTGATGGGTGCCTACCAAGCGACACCGCAAGGGGGTGCCGCTGGCGATTACTCGACGTGGGCGCTTGATGTGCCTGGCGTGACGCGAGCGTGGGTAACTCGTAACGGATTTGGCGCGGGCACCGTCGTCATTTACGTGATGTTTGACGACGCGCAAGCGTCTCATGGTGGCTTTCCGCAAGGGACGGACGGCGTAGCGGCCGGCGAGGGATCCAGAGGAGTCGTGGCGACGGGCGATCAGCTTGCCGTAGCGAATGCGATTTATCCGTTACAGCCGGTGACTGCCCTGGTCTATGTGTGCTCGCCGATCGCGAACGCCATAAATTTCACGATAACGGGCTTGTTGACTGCATCGGCTGCTACGAAGACCGCTGTTTCAAACGCGATCGTCGGTGTCTTTCGGGGCAATGGGATGCCCGGAGGCACTATCGATATGTCGGACATCAATTCGGCCATTGGAGCGATTCCCGGAACGAGCGGATTCGTCATCACCAGTCCTGCGGGAAATATCGTGAACTCGACGGGGCAACTTCCGACACTCGGCACCGTTACCTATCTGTAAAGGAGTTGCGATGGCAGTCCCGTCACTGACGACTGACGATTTTCTTCGGGCGTTTCAGGGGCTTCTTCCGCGAGGGGCGGTGTGGCCGCGAGACCCTGATGCTTTACAAACGCGGGTTTTTCGAGGGATGTGTGGTGTCTACGCACAGAACACCGCTCGTGCAAATAACCTTCTGATCGATGCCTTTCCAGGGACCACGTTCGAACTCTTGCCAGAGTGGGAGGCAACGCTGGGGCTGCCAGACACGTGCGCCGGCGCGTCTCCGACCGTCGAAGCACGACGTGCGCAGGTGGTCGCGCGGCTGGCTGCTGTTGGAGGACAGTCCGTTGCCTACTTTACCCAGTTGGCCGCGAATCTTGGCTATGCGATCACGATCGACCAATTCGCGCCGTTTCGCTTTGGTCAGTCAACGTTCGGGTCCCAGTTCGGACGGGATGACTGGCTCTTCGCATGGCGCGTCAATGCGCCATCGTATTCGATTCGATATTTCTCTTTCGGCGTAAGCAGCTTCGGCGAGCCATTTGCGTCATGGGGAAACAACGTACTTCAGTGCGAGATTCTGGCGTACGCGCCGGCTCACACAATCCCGCTGTTCAACTATTCCTGAAGCAAATCCCATGGACCGATTGATTGCACCGAATACCGTTCCGACCGGTAGCGGCGATGCTGCGCCAGCCACTGGTACGCCGGGGCAAGCCACCGACGGAAATCCGGCCACGAACGTACCTGCAACGCGTTTTCCGTCATACGCGTTTAACGCCATCCAAGAGGAACTGGTCGCCGCAATTCTTGCGGGCGGCCTTACTCTCGATCGTACGAACAATGGGCAGTTGGCCGCTGCCATCAAGGCTATCGCGCAAAAGCAGATATCCGGCGTAGTTGGCGTCGCTCGAAACTTGTTGATTTTGGTGCCTACGGCGGCGACGTCTACTACGGTCACCGCTGACGAAGTCATCACCGAAACTGCACTCGGTGGCCTTCGGTATTGCGTCAAGAGCCTGAATGCTGCGCTGGACCTGACAAAGACAGGTATTGGTGGAATGGACACCGGTGCCGCGCCTGCCAATGGCGCAATCGCCGTGTATGCGGCGACCAATCCGTCGACGGGGGCATCCGGCGTCTTCGCGGTCAATGCAACTAGCGTGCTCGCACCCGAGGTATATGGTGGCGCGAATGCGCCGGCAGGCTATACGTCGACTGCGCTGGTGTCGATCCTTCGCACGAATGCCTCGGGCCAGATCATTCCGTGTCTTGCGCGATATCGGAGTGTCTCGATTGCGGCGATTTCACTCGCGACGTTCACTACGATCCCAGCGAGCCCGACAGCGCTTCCCATCTCAAACGTCAGCCCTAACGTGAAATCGCTGTCTGTCGCTTCGCAGACGAGCACGGGGGCGAACTCGGCCGCGAATTTTACGCTGAGCGCGAGTGCCGGTGGTATTGGCGGCGCGTCGTACTTTGCGCCGATCGCCAATTCACTGAACCCGGACACGAAGCCGGTGCCGTTGCAAAGCAGCGCGTCTATCTACTATTCCGGCACCGTGACCGGCTCGATCTCGTGCGGCCTCACCTACACCGGTTATACCTTCTGAGGTCCATATGATCACGACCATCTGGATGGAATTTTCCGACTCGGAAATGCAGCACGCTATCGCTTGCTGTGGTGAGCCGCTGCCGCCTGATTTATACGAAGAGCGGCACTTCGCGTCGATGCCGTCGGACGATCCGCGCTACGACGCCTGGTTCAACATGCTGCCCGAGCCGCTGCGCGTTGGCATGGTCGTCCCGGGGGAGTAACCGATGCCGAGAATCTCGTTCATTCAAGCGGGAAGTGTGCCGAATCTGTTGGCCGCTCTGGACATGATCGCGTGGTCCGAATTTACCTCTCGCATTTCTGCGTCGGACGATGGCTACAACGTCATCGTGGGCGGCGGGTTGTTTCAGGGATATGCCGATCACCCGAGGCAATCGGTATGGATCAAGCGCTTCAATGTCTGGTCGACAGCGGCGGGCCGGTATCAGGTGCTCTCGCGATACTACGACGCCTATAAGGCACAGCTTGCGCTGCCCGACTTCTCGCCCATCAGTCAGGACCGCATCGCAATCCAGCAGATCAAGGAGCGTGGCGCGCTTGCCGACATCGGGGCAGGGCGAATTCAATCGGCAATTTCGAAATGCCGAAACATCTGGGCGAGCCTGCCCAACGCTGGCTACGGCCAACACGAAAACACACTCGACCAGTTGCTCGATGCCTATCGGCGTGCGGGTGGCGTCATTGCTTCGTAACCGGGGAACGATCGATGGAAGACCACAAGACAGCCTGGACGATTCTGGGCCTGTTGGTGTTAGGGGCTGCTATGGGACTCGGGAAACTTCTCGTCAGCGACGAGGTATTGACGTGGCGGCTGGTCATCGGCCGCGCGATCTTGGGGGCCGGTGCATCGATGATCGCCGGAGTAGCGCTTATCCAGATCCCGGACATTCCGCCGCTCGCGCTGCTGGGTATCGGCAGCGTGCTCGGCACGGTGGGCGCGCAGTTCATCGAACTTCAGTTGAAGCGTCGCGCGGGCCTGTTCCGCGGCGACCGGGGGTAAGCGATGTCGGTCACCGATACCCATGAAGAGAAAGAAACGCTCGCCATCGACGTGCTGTTGCCGGGGCACGATCCACGCACGACAACGCCGTTGTTCACGCACACCCGTCTTACGCTCATCGAGCGCGAGGGTGGCCGGTGTTTCGTGTGCGGCGGCACCGAGCAGGATACGGGCCATCCGCTTGAGGCCCATCACCATCCGATCGAGCGCTGCACCGCCAACATGATCGACTGGCCGCGCCTGGCCGAGGACTGCCGCGCGGGAATCTGGGGCGAGCATGCTCGGGCCTTCGACTGGGACGGATTCCTCGCGGTAACGCCGCTCGACCCGTACCGGTTCGTCGACGACATGACCGTCAACGGGATGCTGCTGTGCAAAGAGCATCACGTCGGCAAGGGGGAGGGCATCCATATGCTGCCGCTTCCTTTGCTGATCGCTCAGAAATACGCCGTCGAGGGCTATCAGTTTACCCCCACGGAAATCATCCACCACCACGAGAAGGACGAATCAGCATGAGCCAGACATCCAGCGTCGTTACCGGCGGCATCACGATCAGCGCCGCAACCCTTCAGCCCGCGGTGAGCTGGCTGCTCAGTCAGACGTTCCATACACCGGTGCCGGATACCGTGTCGGCACTCGTCACCGGCCTCGTTGCCGCCGCTGTGCATGTCGCGCTGAATGAGCTTTCGCGACGTTACGGTTCGGCCAGCACGCCGCCGATGGGCGCCGCGCAGTGATTCGCGTCGCGCTCGGGTGCGCCGTCAGCGTCTCATTGGTCGCGTGTGCGGGTAACGCGCGCTACGAAATACGGCCGTTCTACGACTCAGCCGGCCGGCTCGTCTGCTGCCAGGCGTCTGTCTCAAGCAGCAAGGATGTCGGCGCCGTCACCGTGCGCGTCAGTAACACCGCAGACGGTTTCACCCTCGATTTCGCCGAGACCGGCGTATCGGCCAGCGCGCCGATCACCGCCGGCGGTGGCATCGCTTCGAGCATCACCTCGGCAGTAACCAGTGCGGCAGCCGCCGCCGTCAAACTCACCACCCCGTAAGGATTCCACCATGAAGCGTTTTGCCTTTGTGGCCGCACTCGCGGCCATGCTTTCGCTCGCCCTCGGCGCTTGCTCGACTACCGGTCAGTCGGTCCAGACGCCGGCGCAAGTCGCCGCGCGCGTATGTCCCCCGGTTCAGATCGCCATCACCTCTCTCGGCCAGATCAACGGCCTGTCGGACGCCGCGCTGCGAGCGCTCGATGATGCGCAACCCGTTGTGTCGGCGGTGTGCGCGGCCGGCGCAACCGCCGACGCGGTGAATTTGCAGGTACTGGCAACGACTGGCTTGCCCGCGATCATCGCGGTCGTGAAGGCGTCACCGCTGTCGGCACAAGATCAGGACCGCATCATCATCGGCGTGACGACGGCCCAGATCTTGCTGACGGCCGCGATTGCCGCGTGGCCGGCCGACGTGCCCACGGCGAACGGCGGGGCGGCGTCGCAATGAGCCGTTTCCTGTCGAAGCTCGTAATGGAAAACGCCACCGGCTGCGATGACGGCCGGTGGCGTTTGGCGCGAGCGCTCGTGTATGAGTCGGATGTAGCCGAGCAGACGTTCGTCGTGCCGCGTGGTTTCGTCACCGATCTTGCCTCGGTGCCACGCCTTCCCCTCGTTTATCTGCTGACGGGCGGCACTTCCAACGAGGCGGCCGTCGTGCATGACTGGCTTTATTCGACGCAGCCGGTATCGCGCGCGATCGCTGACAAAGTGCTGCGCGAAGCGTCGGCGGTCACATGCGTCCCTGCGTGGCGTCGATGGCTGATGTACTGGGGCGTGCGCCTCGGCGGCGCGAGCCACTGGAACGTGCCACAGCGGAGTTGAAGAGTTACCGGCTATTCCTGTATATTCGAAAAAAAAATGGATAAATCGGGATGCTTAATAATCAAAAACAGAAGACTTCAGCGCGAAAGCTGGCATTTTTTCTGATATCTTCATGCGTAAGCGGACTTGGCTTTGCGCAATCACCGAACGATTCGGCGATCTGTACAGGGATGACCGCTATCGTGGCTACCTGGCAATGTGGCGAAGCTGCCGACGGTGCAACGTGCACGTTATGGGGCGTTGATGCCGCACGAGCGGGGAAATGGACCGAAAAAGGCCTTTTCGTTATCGAGGGACCAAAGTCTGTGAAGCAAGTCAGTTACGCTGAGGCATGTAAAAATGGTCGCTGCTCGCGGCCAGTGTATGCCATCTGTTCAACACCCGTCATATCGGGGAAGCCGACTGCGTTCGACGCTCTTCTACACCCCGGCTCATAAGGCGCGCGGCGCCAACACCTAGGCGGCCCTCAAATCTGAGGGCGCCGGCCGATCGCGAAATCTTATCGTCTTACGTCGCGGGCATTTTCTCGTGGCTTCTCCCACCACTCGTCCCAATCCGCACCGTAGCGGATGTCGCTCATCTTTGGTGCCCGTTTGAGTAAAGCGGGGCCGTCCATCCTCGGGTTCACGGCATGCTTCGTAACCTGTGCCCACTCGAAGGCATTGCCCATCATCGTTCGATTGGCGAGCACAAATTGTTCGTGCGGTACCAACCCAGGATCGAGCCAGAAACGGGCGTGCTCACCGGGAACGGTGACGGGCACGCGCGGCGCCAATTCGGCCAACATCCCGGGCGCCGGGGCGAGCAATACGGCGACCTTCTTCACGGTGCAATGCACGACCGGGTCACCGAGCGCCAACAGGAACACCGGCTTTCCGTCGCGCGGACGAACGTGCCATGCTTCCTGGTCATCGCCTTTTCCCCGAATGACAGTCCACCCGCACGCACATACCAACCGGCGTCGCGTCAGCCATGCCTCGCTGAAGTAGGGCTTATCAGGCGCTGTTTCGACCTGCGCGAATGGCTGCGGTCCGAATTGCTTCCCGAGCTCGTTATCCGGAGCGTAGCCCCAATTCGACCAGCCGATTTCCACTTTCCCGGATTCTGCTCGATATACGGTCATCAGGCTTTCACCGGGCATGCGGTTGAATCCGGGCCACGTATCACCCTGATAGTCCTTTGTGACACTCCCCGTCGCGCCCAGCGCTGCCGCGTAATCGGCCCGACTGCGTGCGCAAACGATCCGGATGTCCGGTGCGTCGCCGCTATGCCGTCGCATGTTCGTCGAGCAGCGGCACGCTGCCGTGCTGAAAGAGGATCTTCGGCGAGTCCATGCCGCCTGTGTCCGGGTCGATCTGGACTTCGTAGGCCGCGACGCCTGCATGCCGTGTTCGCATCGAGTGCGCCACACGCACGGCGCCAACGCTCGTGCCGGCTGGCCGCACCTCTATGGGCAGCAAATCGCCGCCAGATCCTTTACGGAAGGGGACGACGACAAATCGGGTGGTGTGTGGATCTCGCATGGTGGCCTCCCTCGTGGTGCTGGTGAGGGGGTAAACTAGCATAAATACTGTATAAAAACACAGTATTTTGGGTTTTCAATTTTCCCGCTATCTTTTGAACCGCAGCACTGGCGGACGCGTACACACGCGTCCGGTCGTTTTCAGTAGTACGCAAATTGCGGCGTTGAGTAGGGGCCACCAATGTTAGAGGACCGGCCTGCCGACGTGATGTACGCGAGGAGTGATGACAGATGGCAGCCATTCTTTCTTTCCCGTATAAGGGCTATCGAATTCTCTGTACAGCCATGCCTGCACCGAGTGGTGACTACCGAGGTGTGGCTGAGATACTGAGGGTGGCCGACGCCGGGGCTATAGGTGATGGTGCGAGCCGGGTGAGCAAAGTGGGCGGCGCTGTTCACAGCAATGAGGCGACAGCGATGGAATCGGCGGCGAAACTGGCGAAGGAATGGATAGATGAAGCTTGGTAACCGCGCCTACTTACCTAGAGAAACATGAAAGTCGTCGCTGTTCAAGCAAACCTCGACGAGACGGTCGATCTCGTTCGAAAATACGCCCACGATGAATTTGCTCGTGCCATTGGCGTTGAGATGCCGTCGGAGCAGGATGTTCGTTGCTTTCTCCTTGACCGCTTGCGCTCGATGCAATTTACGGTTGCGGAAGCAGGAAGCGAGCTAACCCTTCAACGGGTATACGGCTGCGCGTATGTCCTGCCAATATGCATTCGATCGGAAGGGCTTCAGGTCGTCGAAGCGCGGCTCGTTGTCATGCCGGAAGCGCGTCACACGATGAAGACTTACATCCCCATTTCGGAGTAGGCAATTCCCGGGCTCATTCACCCTGGCGGACTTTGAGCCATCTGGCGATGGCTGCCGCTCGGGCGAGAGCTGAGCGCTCCTCCTTTGACAGCTTCGAGACACGCGCTTGGCCGCCGGTTGGCGAGATTTCACTTCGCTGCTCTGGCGTCAGCGCAATTGCTCTTGCATTACCACCTTTCTTCGCCCGTTCTTTTCTTTCATGGCTCACTCTACTGCTCGTCGCGGTCTGGATAAGCATGATCGCTCTTCTCGAACACTTAGATCAATCGGGAGCAGAAATCGAAGGGTGTCCTGTCTGCGGTCTCCCTAGTGGTGCTGGGGGAGGTGAACTAGCACAATACACTGTATAAAAACACAGTATATTTTTGGCGCTGATGAGATCGGTTCCGGTGGCATGATTGCGTTGTTTGAATCTCAAGGGGCGGGTATGAGACGATTCACTCACGCAATAGGGCTTTCTTTAGCAGTTGAGGACTGGTATGGGGCATTGGCGCTGGCATTGACTATGCCGGATGTGTGTGGGCGCCTGTCCGAGCCCGACGCGAATTCGCGGTCACGCTACGTGCGATGGTTCGACCAGTGGCTACTGGCAAGTTTCACAGTGAATGTCGGCCCGCATCAGGAGCGAGTGGTGTTCCTTAGTGGCTCAGACTGCTATGCACTCAGGTGCTCGTACCTACATGAAGGCGCTGGCAATATCGAAGAGCAACATGCGAGGGAAGCACTCCGGTCGTTTCACTTCATTACGCCGCCGAATAGCGGGGTGATGCATAACAATCGCGTAAATGACGTCCTTCAGTTGCAGGTAGATATTTTTTGCCGTCAGATTGCCGCTGCGGTGGACAGGTGGTCTGATCACATCCGAGCCGACGAAGCAATTCAAGGTCGTATTGCGAACCTGCTCGTTATTCACGACGGGGATACACAAATGGCGATCGGGCTGTGATGCCGAATACGGGGGACCATCGTGTGCACGAACTACCGAGTACCTGACCGCCAGCTGTTCAGCGACAAGTACGGCGTCGCCGCGCCTTCGGGTGAGTGGCGAGACGAGGTCTACAAGGACTATTTCGCCCCGATCATTCGTGGGGACGGCGACGGGCGGCGCTCAGACCTTGCGTCATTCGGGATGGTGCCGCGCGAGAAGATCCCGCAGGGCGTTAGGGTGTTCGACACGATGAACGCGCGAGCGGAGACGGTTGGGGAGAAGCGCAGCTTCAGCGGCGCCTGGAAAAAGCAGCAGCTCTGCCTGATCCCGGTGCAGGTGTTTTACGAACCTGACTACGAGACAGGGAAGGCGGTGCGCTGGGCTATCGGCATGGCCGATGGCGACCCATTTGCGATTGCGGGACTGTGGCGGGAATGGGAGGGCGAAGGCGGTTCTCGGCTGTCGTTCACGATGCTGACGCTGAGCGCGGATAACCACCCGCTGATGAAGCGCTTCCACAAACCGGGAAGCGAGAAGCGGTCGGTGATCATCATCCGCCCCGACGACTATGATGACTGGTTGGCGGCGCGCTCGATCGACGAGGCGCGGTCGTTTGTAGTACTGCCGGATGCAAAAGAGATGTCCGCGCACGCCTCACCGAAGGCGGTGTGA